CCCTGACGCTGATATCAAAATGGTGCGATTCTCTACTGAGGATGCGGATGCTTATTTTGCTAAATCTGATTCTCTATCTAATCTAAAGCAATTTGTCGAAGAAAGGAAACAATTAATGGCTGAAAAGAAAACGTATAAGATTGACAAGTCCAAAGAAGCCATGTCTACGGCTGATTGGGGCGATTACGACAAGGCGACTATGAGAGATAAAATCATGGAAGCCAAGAATCGTGACACACTTGTTAAATCTGTATATCTACTTGTAGAAGATGGTTGGAAAGATGCACCATCTGAACACCTCAAGTACCCAGTTATGATGCTTGATGGTGACAAATTCATCTATAACCGAAACGCTCTATCATCTGCACTAGCATATGCAAAGCAGAATGATGAGACTGAGGTTGTAAATAAAATTAAGGCTATCTATAAGAAGTTAGGCCTTGATGACGATTCTGAAAGAAAGGAGGAGGCTAAAATGGAAGAGATTAAAGAACTTGCCGCTACCGAGGTTGAGGCTGAATCCACTCTTGAGGAAAAGAAAGAAGAAATGGCCGAGCCAGAGATTGAGGTTAAGGCTGAAGAACTAAGTTGTGACGATTGCGATGAGCATGACAACGACGACGACAAAGATGACGAGCATGAGGAAGAGCATGAGATGTCCGCAGATGATATGAAAGCTCGTATTGCACAGCTTGAAAAAGATATTGAAGATAGAGACAATATCATCATGGGTCAAAATTCTGAGCTTGAGACGCTACGTCAATTTAAGAAAGATGTAGAGGACAAGGAAAAGGCTATTTATGTCGAGGCTATCATGGCTGAATGCAAGGAATATATGTCCGATGATTGCTATAAGCAGATGCGCGAAGAAGGCATGGCTTGTGAATTTGCGGATGTTGATGCTTGGGCAAATAAGGTCAAGGCATATTGTTTCTCTGCTGTAAAGAAAACCACAAAGAAAGAAAAAACCGACGTATTTACTTTCGCGGCTCCTGTTGAAAAGAAGGAGCATAAAGGTCTATGGGACTAAAACTAAAATTGATTAAAAAGGAGACAAATATATTATGAATAATCACTCTTTTGTTATCCGCACTCTTGATGATTGGCAGAATGATGCCATCAACTGTGCTGGTATTGCTACTGTTGACCTAGATAATGGTCAGTTTGTTACTCGTGGCGCTCTTGGTCTAACCACTGATGGCGGTTATGAATTTGCTTGCGCACTACCCGGTGCTAACGCTACCGATCTATGGCTCGTCGAAAAGCCCGCTGTTGGTTCTACTGTTGAACAGCAGGAGATGAGCGACCCTCGTTATTTCTACAACCCCAAGGGCAGCGCATTCTCTATTAAGGGTCTAACTGCTGGTCGCACTTTTATTGAAGTTCCTGCTTCTGCATTCCAAGCTTCTAAAGACCCCAAGACTGTTGCTGGCGCTACTGTTGCTTCCGTTGGTACTGATGGTCGTCTAGTTGCTGCCACTGGTTCTGCTCCTGCTTCTGGTACTTATTTTACCATTGAGGCGACTCATACTGTTGACATCGGTATTGAATCCGTTCCTACTTGGATTCTCAAGTGCGCCCGTAATTAATTAAATTTAATAAATAAGCAAAGGAGATATATATTATGAATCTAAGCAAAGAAATTGTTGCTTTCTCCAATGGCAACACTAAGTTCTATGAGCAGTTCATGGACTATCACTTCCATAAGTCCGATGCTGAACAGGGTCGTAAGCTAGGTGCTTATGATGCAACTAAGCCTCTTGCTGAAAAGCATGATGTTGTCAACGCCGCATATTTTGCAGAGGTTGAGCGTCTTTCTAACTGCACTCGCAATGCTGAGAATACTGATGCGTGGGCGGCTAATCCTATGGTTCGCTGGGCAAATTTCGCAGTTATCAACGCTCTAGTCAATGCAGTTCTTCCTGCATATGTAACCGAGTCTCTTGCTCCATTCGTTGATTTCCGTATGGCTGGTATTGGCGACATTGTTAAGGTTAAGGTTATGCCTCGTACCCTTTACACTGTCTCTGCTGGCGGCACTGGTGAGCGCACTACTTTCCGTCAGAAGAAGTATGCTGGTGACGTTGTTATTTCCATGCAGGAGCGCATTATAACCACTTACGTTGATATGTACCGCGTGATGGCTGGTAAGGAAGATATTGCTGATTTCGTCCGCGCTATCGTTCTTTCCATTGAGATTGATATGCAGAAGATGGCTGTTGCCGCTCTTAATGCTGGTCTAGCTGGCGCTTCCTATCCTTCTCAGTTCCTTGAGAATGCTGCATTTGATGCTAAGAAGCTAATTGCTCTAGCACAGCGCGTTCAGGCTTACAACAATGGTATTAAGCCAATTATCATGGGTACTGCTTCTGCCCTAGCTAACGTTCTACCTGATAGCACCATGGGTTATCGTGGCACTTACGACGCTAATGGCGGCTCTGTCCACGTTCTCCGTGACTTCTATGGCTTTGCTCTCTATGAGCTACCCCAGATGCCTACTGGCTCTAACTATGGCCTAGCTCTTGATGACAACAAGCTATATGTTGTTTCTCCCGTTGGCTCTAAGCTAGTTGTTGGTGCTATGTCTACTACTCTCACCAACAGCAACCAGTTCTATGAGAATGCTGATCTAACCTCTAATTTTACTATGCGCAAGAACTATGGTTTTGAGTTCGTTGGCGCATCCTTCGCTGGCCTATACACCATCACTGAGTAATAATCATCAGAGAGGGGTTAATAGCCCCTCTCTATTTATAACGGAAATAAGAAAGGAAAATAAAAGGAATGGCAAATACTACAAACACTAAATCCACTACGACTACCAAGACAACTAAGCAGACCGAAACGCCTGTTGTTGATACTGAAAAAGAGGCGCTAAAGGCGCAACTTGCAGAACAGCAGAAGCGCATGGAAGAAATGATGGCGCAGATGCAGGTACTTATGCAAGCACAGTCTCAGGTCAAGACAGATACCGTATCTATCGAGGATAAATCTAAGGCGCTTAGAAATATCAAGTTTATCAACATGTGTCCGGGCAATATCAATCTGCGAGGTACTCGTATGCACAGAATTGAAGGACAGTATAAGTATAAGATGATTCCAGAGTCAGAAGCGTTTTCTGTCGTAAACAATATGCCAGAAACCGTATCTAGCGGCATGGTATATATTGATGACCCAGAATTTGTTCATAAGTGCGACCTAGATGAAATTTATCGGCATATTCTTAGTGCGACACAGCTCAAGGAACTACTCAAGCAGAATGTGGTTGATATTTGCGAGACATATAAGGGCGCAACTGACCAGCAGAAGCAAATCATTGTAGATACTATTTCTAATATGGTACTTGATGGACATCCGGTTGATGCAAATGTGCTTGTCAAGATTGGTGAACTTAGTGGTAAAAATCTAATTGATATTGAACCCCTTGATGACAAGGAGTGATAAATTATGGCAACATCGTTTGATGTTATTGGGCAAAGAGCATTAAGCGTAATTGATGACTATAAACTGCGCAAGCTATATGACGCAAACATCGAGCTGTTTCACGACAAGATTGATGGTTGGATTGTTAGTTCAGCCGCAAAGTTTATAGAATGTGAGCAACCTCTAACATACGATTCAGAGCTTAGACAATTTGACGCAGATTTAACAGATTTAGAGATTCAGATTCTTGCCGAATATTGGGTTATATACTGGTGGCGCGGCGAGACGGACGTAGCAACACAGATTGCACAAAAACTTAAAGTTCCATCATCTTTTCAGATGGATGGCGTATCCTCGCAGAATTTCAAAGAAAAACAGAACGTCATTGATAAGCTAGAAGAAGATGTAGATAGGCTCATTCACGACAAATACCAGATCTTATATCTATCCTCCTATAATTATTAAAGAGGGGTGGATATATGAGTAGAACAGACAAGCAAGATAAAATTCATGCTTTATATAAAGTCCTGTTGCTGTTTGAAGATTTAACCAGTCTTGAGCCAACAATCGAAGAAGCCGACTATACAGCATATTGTGAGCGGCTATCCGTGCGATTTAGGGCGGTTGATGGTGAAATCGCTGATACATTAGCAGGATTAAGTAAAATGGGGCTTGAGCTTACTCATCCTATTATTCGTTCATGTGTATTGCGCATGACGAACAGGATTGAAAGGATGGGTGATTGATATGGCATATGAGATGTTTCAATATCAACCAAACCCCAATGATTATTACCGCGATTTGACGCAAGAATATATAAATTCACAATGGGACAACACCTCGGCTAAAGCACCTGAGAATGGCGGCGCATTGCTAGAACAAAATGGAATAGGGTCTAATCAATATAATCCAGTAGAGGCATGGGTTGCGCCTACTGTGGCAACTACATCAACAGGGCAAAAGGACACTATTGATTTTCTACAGCTAATATTTAGAGATATTGACCATTTTGTTGTGCGCGGGCTGTATTACAAGTTCGACAGCAACGTATGGATTGTCCATGATTCGGGTAAATTTGATGGTTTGCCCCGTGGTGTTGGTGTGCGTCGTTGCAACAATGTTATGCGGATTAAAGATGAGGTCAATGACGTAATCTTTAGTGCGCCATGTGTTGTTGACTATGATATGCAATCACCATCAGCACAGGTAAGTACGCCAATCATTACGCCAAACAATCATGCCGTTGTTATGGTTCAGGGTAATGAGGACGTATATAGGCTATTCAAGATGAATACTAGATATATTCTAGGTGGCAGACCATTCAAGCTGTTATCCTATCAGAATGCAATCAACGCATACGGTATTGATGAGCCGACATTGCTTATCCTTGAGCTATATCTTGATGAGGCTCATGCCGGTGATGATATTGCGAATCAGCTTGCGGATAATAGCTCTATTGATTATCCAATGGATGAAAACGTGCCATTTCCAATGGGCTAAAGGAGGTGTGATAAATGGGTGAAGTTAGATCAAGAAGAACATTTAATTTTAAGCAATGGTGTGAACAGCACGAAAGAACAGATTGGCTTAAATATTGGGATTATAATGTTAATTCAATGAATCCAGAAGATTGTCAAACAAGGGCAAAAGCTAAATGTTGGTTTTTAACACCAGATAAACAATACGACTTTCAGATGGTGATAGATACAATCACGCACAATGAAAGTAAGTATTTTGATGTATTCAATGGAAGTTTTTTGGCTTCTTTACAGCAAAGATTTCCAGACGAATGGGGTTCGATATGGAGCAAATCTAATAGATTGTCTCCTGCTAGTATAAAGAAAAGAACGGATAATTATAAAATTAAGTTAATTTGCCCTGAGCATGGCGAATATGAAACAACGCCGAAAAGAGCGGCTATGGCTGATTTTGTTTGTCCAAAATGTGCAGCTATTAAAAGGCGTGTTTCAAATCATAATGCAAATAGGAGAAGGTCTGCTGGGCTTGCGGCGCATATTCCAGATGAAAATTTAGTTGTAGAGTTGCCGCAAGTAATAGATTTTTGGTCTGACAAAAACCAATATCCGCCTGAGGACTATAGTGTTAATTCTAGCGTTTTTGCATTTTTTAAGTGTGATGAAGGAAAACACGCCGATTATCATAGAAAAATATGCGAGGCCGCTATGGCTAATTTTGCTTGTCCGAAATGCAATAGGGAACGAACGTGGTCAAGATTGCAAAGAAAAGTTTATGCTTATATATCATCTAAATATGATGATATAAGAAATGAGCGAGAATGCACTTTTACCGCAAAGAACCCATTAACAGGTTATCCAATGCCATACGATAACGAGATTGTAGAACTCGGGTTAATTATAGAGGTTCAAGGGATGCAACATTATAGAGACTATGTTCGACCAAATGAGATGAACGCCAACGGTGGAAATACTAGAGCTTTCAGAGATAAAGAAAAGAGAGAGCAAGCTATTTCACATGGATACAGCTATCTTGAAATACCGTTTTATGCAGAATACAAAGACCAATGGAAAGACATGATAGATTCTGCCATAGACGTTATCGGTGGAGGTGAGCAGTATTTTTAACTCACTAAGCGCGTTACCGACAATACCATATAATATTATGGTATATCTAGCGAAATCAACCGACCCTATTGCTGAGATATTTTGGAAGATGCTGGCATATCAGGACTATAAGGCGTTGAGTCATGAGCCACTTACATTTCAACAGAAGATGAAGCTAGTATGGGCGCAAGGCAAGCAGGATACATATAGCGTATTCTTAACCAATCTAATTGAGGATGCTATGGCTGAATCCAAGCAGATTGTTAAGATTTATCAATATTACATCCATGCCTCTGAGCTATATACTAGCACAGTAGTCTATGCGTTTGATTGTCTATATGGCGGTCAGATGAGCCTAGTTGAATATAACGGCATTCCTGTTAATCGCGGCGATTTGTTTATCCATTGTATCCTTACTCTACTGAATGGAGTAGAAGTTGGCGGTGTAGGCAAGCTGACATTCTTAGATGATATGAGCCGATATAGCGCGGCACGGTCAACAATCGGCAACAATAAGACTTTCACAGGCGTGCAACTATACATGGCTGTCGATGTCGGCGATGCTGGTACAGAGGATGGTTGCCGTGTTTAATCCGAAGTCGGACTATTATGTCTACAATGAGCTTTACTTTGCTTATGATAAGCCTGTACCATATAAATTAAGGAACGGTCATGAGCTTCAGATATATCCTGTAAAATTACAGGATTCTTTAATCTTTTTAACAAGTTGCGACTTGTTGACCATAGATAAGAATAGTCTTGGCTCTGTTGAGATTATTCAGATGTCTTATCTCAAGTATATCATGCAATATAAGCTAAGTCAAGAGGATGAAGATGCGGCTAAATATGAGCGACAAAAATTGACAAATATTTGTATCCTTTGTTTCCATATGCAACTACCATTTATCCTAAATGACGATAGCGGAAAGCCGTTCATTGGTGACGTTGGTAATAGTGAGGTCAAGATATATGAGAAAGATTTTGAAGATATTCGCCGCATTGTTATGTACCAAAATATACTTGACTATGATGACGAATATATTGACCCGGACTTAAAAAAGGCAATTGAAGAAACTAAGGCAATGAGATCTGCAAAATGTGCGCCGATTTCGACTGAGCGCAAAATCGCTATTGTCGAGGCTCATACTGGTTATGATAAAGAAAAGCTCTACACTATGACATATCGCAGTTTCAACCTATTGTTTAATGAGGTGTGCGAAGAAGTGGATTTCTTAACGACGCGGCCTATTGCCTTGTATGCGGGTAAAGCCAAAGACATGGAGCATTGGATTTACAAGAAGAAGAAAGATAAATATAGCGGCTATATCATGACGCTTGAGGATTATAACAAATCCATGGGTGGCGATGGTAAAGTCGCTGATGGTAAAATAAGAGCATCAAAGAATATGCCTACTGATGGGGCGGCTTTAGATGCTATGTATAATATGAATACTAACTCAAAATAACTGAGGAGGAAATGAAAATATATGGCTAATATTTTTACGGCTGGCCCTGCAAGAGCACTATTCTTCTATGGTCAGCAACTAATTGGTGTGGTAAGATAATGGCCATCCTTATAGTGTGAACTGTAAGGACTTTGGGTTAAATGCTTTGAATCCCTAAAGCCTACATACCTAGACAGTGATTGGAAACGATGAGCTGAATGGTTGCGAAAGCAGAAAAAAGTTGTAGGATGATTATATGGTTAAATCCTAAGTAATCATGACAGGAAATGGGTCTTTAGCAGAGAACATCCTAAATACATATTGACTTTGTTGATAACATATGGTATAGTATGTACATGGAGGACTCCCAACGACTATCTCCTTGCGGGAGAGTAGGGGCAAGTGCCTCGAAAAATCCAACTTCTTAATTCATATCAAATAAAATATAAAGGTGGTGAGATGAATTGTTATTGACGCATGAGGTTGAAATCAATATAACTGTGCGCAACGCAAGATATTACGAAGACAAGGGCTATGAAATACCAAAGATGTATAGTAAACGAACCAAAAGCATGATAGTGCAGAACGGTGTTAAGGTAATGATAAAAGTTGAAGATATTGCGCCTACGTCGAAAGCTGAATTGCAGTATGAATGCGATTGTTGCCACAATGTGTTTACAACTAATATTAGAGACTGGAATAGGCGTGAACATTTAGATAAAGGCACATACTGTAAAGATTGTGCGGTTAAGGTGTTATTACCACAATGTCTTCAAGATAAATACGGTGTAACAAATTCGTCTCTTATACCATCTGCAATAGAAAAGAAGAAACAGACGAATTTAGAAAGATACGGTGCTGAATGGGCAATAGCATCTGATTATGTCAAAGAGAAAATTGGTGCTACACTAGAGCAAAAATATGGCGTTTCTAATCCAATGCAGAATGAAAACATAAAAAATAAAACTAGACTGACTAATATTGAAAAATATGGCGGGACTAGTCCTATGTGTGATAAAGATGTATTAGAAAAGGCACGCTATACGAATTTGCGGAAATATGGTGTCCCTGTTAGTTCTCAATGCAAAGAGGTACAAGCAAAAGCTAGACAGACATTATATAAGAATGGTACAACGCCAAGCTCTAAAGCAGAGAATACAATGTGTGACATTCTTAGAGATATGTTTGGGGCTGATAATTGTGACCCGAATTACCCAGAAGGCAATCTTTCATTGGATTGTTTGGTTCGGCTTGGCGAATATCGTATTGACTTCGAATATGATGGTATTTATTGGCACAAAGATAGACAAGAGAAAGATAGGGCTAGGAATGCCGTTCTTATGAATCTTGGATATCGCGTTGTGCGAATTAAAGGAAATAATATAGATGCAATGCCGACACACGAACAGATTCAGTCTGCTGTTGATTATCTGATTAAGGAAAATCATCATTTGACCTTTATTGATATGAATAAATAAGAAGAACACATAGTCTTATCTCATGTGAAAGCATGAGCTGCTTAATAAGCGACATAGGATTAACGACCCTATGTGAAAATTTATGGCAAAACTCTGTCAGATACTACCTTCGATGCCTCCATCACGGGTGAGGAAGTCCGTGGTGGCCCCGGCAATCTACTCTACGGTAAATATTTCCACGATTCTAATCTGAATATTCAGATTACTGACGCAATGTTTAACCTACAGTATGTTGCAGCTTCTCTAGGTGTCGATGTAAATCAGGGTGGCGTTACTCTGTATGAGTCTCCCAAAGCTGGTGAGACTGTTTCCACAGGCGGTAAGATCACTCTAACTGAGACTGCTGTTGCATTTGATGGTACTATTCTTGCTTGGTATAAGAAGCCCGCAGATGATGACTGGACTGTTGCTACTGTTTCTCAGAATGCAATCACTATTCCTAGTGCTAAGAATGGTGACCATTACTGCGTCAAGTATTTCTATCAGAACATGAACGCTAAGTCTATCACTATCAAAGCTCAGTATGTTCCTAAGACTCTGCACCTTGTTCTGATTAACGACCTATACTCTGGTGATGTCGCTAATGTTGCCGCTTCTACTTCTAAGTATGGCCGTCTCATTACTGATATTCCACAGTATCAGCTAGATGGTTCTCAAAATCTAGCTTGGTCTGCAACTTCTGCTGCAACCGTTTCTCTAAACGGCTCTGCTCTAGCACTTGATGATGGCGCTTCTTGCGAGGAAGACCCAATCTATGGTACTATGACTCAGGAAATCTTTGGTGCAAAGTGGCAGGACGATGTCAAGGCTGTTGCTGTTGCTAATGCTGACCTAGAACTAGCCAAGAACGCCACTGAGACTCTACAGGTCTATGCCGTCTTTGGTGGTGGCGTTGCATCTCGTATGATGGACAATAGCAACTTTAAGTTTGCTGTTGAATCTGGCACTTCTGCAACAGTTGCCGAAAATACTGGTGTTATTACTGCAAGCAGCACTGCTGGCAACACTGTAATTTCTGTAACACTCAAGGATGCCACTGGCGAAGCAACCGATAAGATTGGCTATGCCAATGTAACTGTCGCTTAATCACAATTTAATAAACAATAATAATGGGGTAGTTTCGGCTACCCCATTTTATTACAACTCAATACGAGGAGGTAATAAATCATGGATTGCCCCTATTGTAAAGTAGGCGCATATATGGATTTTTGCAGATGCACAAAGCAAGAAGGCGAGCCAATTTGCCCTCATGTATATAGATGCACAAAACTCCAAATTTGGAAGCAACTAGATGGCATGTTGAATTGCCCAATGCGGCAAAATCAAGGTAATGTTAAGATGGCTCGGCATGGCTATTTATATGTACAAGTTGGCGACCAACTCATCAAGGTAGAAAATCCATATAATTATATCCCAGATAATGTACATTTAAGGAAATATAAAGGAACTTATAAGGTAGTTAAAGAAAAGGAGAATAAGGAATAATGAAGGATTTTAAGGAAATGGAAAGTATTGAACTCAAGGATTTTGGTATTCGTGTCAATCCATATCTAACTTATGCACAAGTTCAGGCCATTGCTAATAGCGTCTATACTCTAAAGAGCTGGGCAGAGCGTGAACAGAATATTGATATGTTGCTGCTTATTTATGCGACCAACCTGACGGCTGAGGAAGTCAATAACTACAATCATGACCATTGGCTCAAGTCCGGTCTGATTGACTGTGTTAAGGCGAATGTGCTAAATTTCTATGACATTGAGAAAGCTATCAAGTATGAGGAAAGCCCAATGCGCACTCTCATGAAGATAGCTAACGAAATGCCGGAATTTAGCAAGAAGCTCAATGAATACCTAGAGGTGGCAAAGAATGCCAATAGCAAGAAGTGAGCAAGAGCTAAGAAATCTGTTGCGCAGCCCTATCCAGAAGGCCATCAACTATGTACTTGATAAGATATATGACGAGAATATATCAGTAGTACATGATGTGGTCTATATGGCGTATAGCCCAGAAGATTATAACCGAACAGGTGACCTATATAGAGCATGGAGTACCGAATCTAAGTCAACATCATCTGCGGCTCAAGGCGAGTTCAAGTACGATTATAGCAAGATGAGCATAGGTAGCACCGACCCGCAATCATCCAATTTTGCACAGCATATTGGTGTTGGCGGCGATTTTTATGGACAGGATGCGCGGCCTTATCTAGCAGAACTTATCTATCAAGGCGCGACTGGTTCATTGTTTGGCGATGGAGCATTTAGAAAGCAACGTGACGCATGGGCTGAATTAAATAAGCGCATAGGTAGACGTAAGATGAAACAATGGATGAAAGAAGGCATGGAGGCGGCTGGGCTTACTGTACAGATGCACAATGCGCCACTTCATGTTGAGGAAATTTAATATGGTTATATGTGGACTTGATGCAAGCACCTCTTGCACTGGATGGTCTATATTTGATAATGGTGAACTCATTGCATATGGCGCAATCAAGCCAAAGGGGGATGATTGGCATGATAGGGTAATGGGGCTTACTATGGAATTATCAAAAATATTTAGGCAGTATCAACCCACTATTATCTATGCAGAGGAAGTGCCACTAAAGAAAGGCGCATCCACTATAGAGAAATTGGGCGCAGTGCAAGGTGTGATTTTAGCATTATGCGCTGGCTTCAAGATAAAGCCATGCTTCTTGATGCCAAGTAAATGGCGTGGCGACCTTAATCTCTTTGACGGAACAAGAGCCGGTTTGCAAAGAGATATTCTGAAGAAAAAAGCCATAGAGATGGCGAATGAAGAATTTGGCCTCGAATTGGCATGGGTTGCCCCAAGTAGCAAAAAGAATGAGGATGATTGCGCAGAAGGAATCCTCATAGCCTACTCACAAATTAAGAAAAAGGGAGTGTGATGAATGGCTAAAAGTTCTAACTACTCGATACTCGTCGACGCTCAGTTGAATTTGGACGATATTGAGAAAAAGTTAAAATCTAAAAAATATGAAATTCCTCTTGATACATCTAGCATAAAATCTGGTAAAAAAGATATTGATGATGCCGTCCAATCCACCAAAAATCTAAATGATGCTGGGCAAGACCTTGAGCTTACATTTAATGTGGCAAATGAGGTATTTAACAAATTTACCTCTGTTATCAAGGATATGGCTGGTCAAGTATATGAACTTGATGACGCATTAACCGAGTTCAAGAAGGTATCCGACCTAAATGGACAGGCGCTAGATGAATACGCAGACAAACTATCTAAAATCGGTCAAACAGTTGGCCGCACCGGTAAACCAAATCGGTCTGAGCCGGTATGTTGCGATGGTAAAGCAGCATAGAGAACAGCCCCTAAACCCTTGAAAGCCTCAAGAGCCTTATCACTACAACATGAGGATGAGATATGCCTGATTGTTAATTATTCATTATTAACAATGAATTAGTGCGAAAGCAGAAAGACGATAAGGATGATTCCATGGTTGAAAAACCTAAAGAATCAATGATAAATAATGTATCATAAAAGGGCAGATTGGGCGCGAAGTCCTGATGAGGGATGTGTCAATCGAATATACAGGGCGACCCTCCAAATATATAGGGTGAAGAAATATTCAGGAAGGGATTGAAAACCCCTTGACAAATTATCTAATATGTGCTATTGTATAGATACTTAAAGGAGGTATCTATTATGGCTTCTGTATTTTTACTTCTTGTGTTACTACCAGTCATGTTCTACATTTGGATTGGAGCAATTGTCAGTTTGTTCAAAAATCCCAAAGATAAGAAAAATCAATCATATCATATTGATAGTCGAGCCAAAGATGAGGAGCGGCGAATCAATGAATGGGGATTAGACGATGATTGGCGTTGGGGGAAATTGTGATGGAGAATGTGTATATGGCGATAATTGTTGTGGCCGTACTTGTATTTTCTATCCTTATTTATCTTTGCTCTATGAGCGGCTATGCAACAAAGCGCAAAAATCCAGATGATTATATGGAAATCAATAAGAGGCAACGAGATAAGGATATGTCCAAAATTAAAGCGCAGGATGAATATGACAATAAGTGGGGTATGCTATAATGTGGGTCATAGTGATGCTCATACTGATTCCACTGGTTATATGGTTCATATGCGAAACGGGTATGCCGCTTGTTGTTGTCCTTATTCTTTCTATTTTTGCATTTCCTTTACTTGTCTTACTTAATTCTATTATGAGAAAATGGGTAAGCGATGGTAGCTATGATGTAAATCTGCATGAACAGCAAATAAATCAAAAACAGAAAGAGCATAGAATAGCACAAGTAAAAGCCCAAGAAAAATATGATAATGATTGGGGATATATTAGATAACTTATAACCGTCAGAGATGGTTGAAGCTGCAACGGAATTTAGAAAGAATGGATTCAATGATTCTGATGCGGCAACATTAGCAAAAACTGCTACGATGTTCCAGAACGTCAGCGATGAGGCTATTTCCGCTGGCGACTCAGCATCGTTTATAATTTCTCAGATGATTGCATTTGGCATTGAGGCTGAAAATGCACAGTCAATCATCGATAAAGTCAATGAAACGGCAAATAAATTTTCTGTTTCTTCTGGCGATTTATCTAAAGCTCTAGGTATTGTGGCATCCACATCGTCTGCGATGGGTAATTCTATCGACCAGACTCTTGGTGTGGTCACTGCGATTACAGAGCAAACTCGTAATGCAAGTAAATCTGCAAGAGCGGCCAATACAATTTTTAGCCGGTTGGCTCAAGTTGTAGACGAGAATAGTGATACTGGTAAAAAGCTTACAGAGATTTATAATAACCTTGGTATTGCACTATACGACAGTTCTGGACAGATGCGCAGTACCTATGATATTCTAGCCGATCTTGCATCAAAGTGGGATTCACTAGATAAGAATACTCAGCAATATATAGCTATTACTAGTGCGGGTACAAATCAGTTAAACAATTTCCTCGCGCTGATGAATAATTTCGATCACGCAGCAGAAGCAACAGCAACCTCTATCAATTCGGCTGGCTCAGCAATGCGTGAGAATGAAGCATATCAAGAATCACTCGAATATCAAACTAATAATCTTAAAGCAACATTCCAAGATTTAGCAAATAATGTTATTGACAAGCAACTTATTTCAGCATTATTAACCCTTGGCGACGCTTTCTTAAAAGTGGCAAATACTGGTCTTGGCACATTTATTACTAAAGTTGGATTACTAGCTGGTACGGGTTGGGGATTGAGTAGCTTATTAAAAGTCACGAAGATTGTCCCTGTCATTACGTCTCAGTTCTCCAACCTTGCAACTGTTATTGGAATGATTGGCAATCCAGCAGTTGTTTCATCTATTGGTGGCATCGGGACAGCACTTTCAGCTGTTGGTGGAGTTGCTGGTATTGCACTTCCCGCATTGCTTGGTATTTCTGCTGCTATTGTTGGCATTATCACGCTTGCCAATGCGTTAGAAGAAAATGCCCACAAAGCAGAAAAGCAACTACAAGACCTGAGAACGCAAATCGATGAGATGGAAGACCCGGCTAGTGAATATAGCAACTTAAAGAGCCGAGTTGATGAGCTTATTGAATCTGAGAAAATCCGTCTTGGTGTTCTTCAATCACAACTTGATACCTTTAAAGAACAAGAGGAAGTTATAAGCCGCCAGCAACTTGCAAAGTGGCAAAAGGGGCAAGTTGAAGACCAAACCACATACGTCACAAATTATGACGATTATGGGTATGGCGTAACTGAGGCATATACTTATAATCAAGCGGCTGATTCTCTAAATAATTTTAGAGAAGCATATCTTGATTTAGAAAGAGCAAAGAAGAGTGGCAATATGTCTGATGAGACATATATTTCCAATCTTCAATCTCTAATTGATAAGAACCAGACAACCATTACTAACCTCAGAGACCTAAAGACGGCATATGAGGAAACTGGCGATGCTACATACAAGCTCAATGAAGATCAAGAGCGGTTCTTGTTGTGGGCTGATGCTGCTAGTGAAAAATTAGCGACTAATGCAACCAATGTAGCAAATGCGGTACAAGCTGAACAAGACGCAGCAGATGGGCTTGAAGATGCCATGTCTCAAATTGAGGTTGCCACCTACGACACATCAACTGCCGCAGCTCAATTAACCGCATCTCTGTTTGACCAAAACGGGCAATTAACTACAGCTGGATTGCAAGCTTTATCTGTTGATAGCTCTATGAGATCGCTTGCTACAAGCGAACTTCAAGCTCAACAAGCCGCTGCACAAGCTAACTATGCTAATCTTATTTTAGAGATTCAAAAAGTTGGTTCTGCCGCAATGATTACCGCTGGGCAACTATCTCAAATGATGGCTTTGGCCGGTGTTGGCTCTGCACAGGGACTTGTTGGCGGGTTAGCTTCTGGTGCAAATACAGACATTGAGGGTCTAAAATCTGCATTCTTCCGTTCGTTTGGTAAGAGCGCAGATGCGAACGTTGCAGATTTTAATAAATGGGTATCATCTCGTGTTTCTGCTGCTGGACAATCCACCTATGATAAAATCATGGAGGAAACTCAGAAGCGGCTTGATGAGTTAGAGAAGAATTTCCCATCAGGCGGTGGTGGCGGAGGAGGTTCCTCCAGAAAATCAGCAGAAGAAAAAGCCGCAGAAGAAGCCGAAAAGCAAGCTAAGAAGGCCCAAAAAGCCCAAGAAAAGGCGGCTAAGCAATCTCAGCAAGCATATGAATCAGCCGCATCATCTGCTGAACAAGCGGCCCAAGAAGCCGCCCGTGCAGCAGAGCAAGCCGCTGAAGAAGCCAAGCAGAAAATTCTTGATTCTATCCAAGAGCTAAAAGACGCATCTGACGATTTCTGGGATAGTAAAACAGACGCTATTGAAGAAACCAATAAAGAGCTTGACCGTCAAAAGCAACTTGAGGAAAAGCTCAAAGCCCTAGAAGAAGCCAAGCAAAAGAAAATCTTACTCTATAAGAACGGCCAATTCCAATATGACAAGGATTATGGCACGATTGCTAAGGCTCAAGCCGATTATGAAGAAACCCGTGATAAGATTCAGCGCGAACGTGAGCTAGAGCAGCTTGAAGAAATGAAAGACAACGCCACTGAGATATTCAACGAAATGAAGGATATCGTTCAGAATGGCGGCGATGTCACCCAAGAGATGATTAACAACTGGCTCAAAAATATGGTCGCATCCGGGGCTGATTATTACGATAGCAATAAGAAGCTATTAGGTGAATGGCTGGATTGGGCTAAAAATGCGCTACAGACATATGGTCAAGGCGTGGTCGATGCGGTCAATGGCTACATTTCGACAAGTAGCTTGATGAGCAACGGAACGTATGGCAGTAATGCACAAGGTATGGTAGCTACAGACACCAACGGTGCTAGGTATCTTGCAGATAGAAACAGCGATAATCCTCTATATTGGGACAAAGATGGCAATTTTGTTGGCTTTACCAAGGCATTCTGGATTGATGTGTTTGATACACAGATAAAGAAGGGGCAATTTGGTGATTATAAGACAACTGATGCTTGGTTGGGCAATCTACCCGGTACGTCTATTTTCGACGATTGGGAAGAGGTCTTCAAGTATTGGTCTAGCCAAGAACACGCAGATATCTATGCTCTTCAAGATATGGTTGATAGATTCGATGCCGCCAAACAGGTATTCCAATATTATAAAGATATATTTAAGAGTCTTGGATACGATGAGTATGCCAAGATGGCCGAGCAGTATGATAATATAGATTCTAGCAAATATTCTCGTATGGCTTGGCAAATGTCTATGGTGCAACATCCTGACGACCCGTTTGGCTGGCGTAGTTATGAACCGGCTTGGAGGGGTACGCGCAGAGAGGATACAGCCGAACTATGGCAAACAATGAACGATATCTTGGATATGATGTGGGCCAACAATTATCAGGGCAATGCTTATGAGACGGCTCTTGGAGAGGCTGAACGAGCTAGTAAGCGCGATTGGCATATCAATCGAATGGATGAGTCCGACCGGTATGAATATGCTACGTTCGACCTAGACAAGTTAAAAGCGGCTCTCGAAGAAAACGAAGAAGCCATTAAGCAATTAAGCGAAAAATGGTTTGAAGCTGCAACCGACCTTGAACGACAAGCTATAGCCGTTGAGGCAGAATCTCGCCGCAGATTCCGTGACCTAGGTTATGCTCAACTTGGCATTGATACTACATCTCAGTCTGAGGCCGAACGTGCGGCTAATCGTCAACCAAGCGGTAAGACTTTAGATGAGGCAAGACGCGATAAAAAGCTGGCTAACAATGTCGACGATATCAACAAGACTCTAGAGAAGGTGGAGAATGGTCAAGCTATCAGCCAAGGTTATATTACTAAAGCAAGTGATTATATCTCTAAGATGATAGATGAGAATTCAGAAAAATGGTTCACTCTATATGACCAGACTGAGAAAGATAAGTTGCATCAACAAACAGAAGAATTGAGAGCATTGCAAGAAAAATTGCAGAAAGCTAATGACCTAGCTGAAATCAACAATCTGCTTGTACATGGTGAGGCATTATTACCTAATGAGAAGGCCGACTTTGAAGACGAAGACTGGAAAGATGACAAGAAATATGATGACTGGGTGCGCGAGGCTGAAGACTTAGACGATACGGCTGAGGATATCAGACGGCAAATGGAGTTAAATGCCCAGCGTTGGTTTGATGCTGATGAGAAGACCAAAGATGAGTTACATAGAGCTAATGAAGAGTTGGCTGAACGGTTGGCTCAAGAAACCGGTACCAACCTATCTTATTCAGGCGCAACCGGTAAATGGTCAAAGAACGCTACAGGTACACGCAATTTCAGAGGTGGACTATCCCTAGTTGGTGAGCGAGGCCCTGAGATGCGTATCCTTGGTCAAGGCGACAACGTTATCCCAGCTAATCAGACGGCTAATCTTTGGAAATGGAGCAATACAACGCCACAGCAGATGTTAACAACTCTATCGGCAAGAAGCGGCGGCAATAATACAAGCTATGCCTTTGACGTATCGCGCATTGAGCTACCTAATGTGACAGATGCTAAGTCGTTTGTACAGGGACTCAAGAATTATGCGCTACAGTATAGCTATAAGCGATAAATTTTAATAAATTAAGGAGGGTGGGCAACTACCCTCCTTATATATCTATATGGAGGAAATATAGATTGGATAATAAGGAAAAATCCCCAGAACAGGAGTTGATTGAATCTATCAGCTTGATGATTGAAAAAGCTATGGGGCAATCAACTACTATGTACACTGGGGTGCTAAAATCAATCAATGGCAAAAAGGCGGTTGTGACGATTAACGGCCAAGACCAGACAGTAGCTGTCGTTTCTCCATCCGCATTACTTGGTGCAATTACTCGAGTATTTGTTCCAAACGGTAATATGTCCAACGCATTTATTGTTCATTCATAATAAGAGGAGAATCAACATGATTGATACAAAACAAATTCAAGCAATGGCCGAACTGCGCCGTGCATTACAGATATTTGCAACCACTCTATATGCTGATGATGAATCGGCTATGCAGATTGCAAGCATATATCCTGTATGGGCGGCAGATAAACAATATAAAGTAAATGACGTTATCTCATATGGCACAAACAGCGTAGGCGACCCACAGCTATATTTAGTGCTACAGGCGCATAAGTCACAATCCGACTGGCTACCTGATGCAACTGCAAGCCTATATAAAAAGATGGGCATTAGCGAGAGCGGCTATCCTATTTGGACACAGCCATTAGGCGCGGTCGATGCTTACAACATTGGTGATATCGTAAGCTACAATGGCAAGCTATATAAATCCATTATCAACGCTAATGTATGGGCACCAGATGTATATCCTGCCGGTTGGGAAGAATATACGGAATCAACAAGTGGCGGCGATTCAGGCGAAACAGGTGGCGGGGACGCAACAGAGCCAGAAACGCCCTCAACCGAAACAATCCCAGATTTTGTTCAACCAACAGGCGCACACGACGCATATAAGAAGGGCGATAAAGTCAAGTTTGAAGGAAAAATCTATGAGAGCTTAATTGACGCTAACACATATAGCCCATCTGATTATCCTGCTGGTTGGAAGGAAATGACAGAATAAAAATTTAATAAATAAGAGGTGATATAATGGCACTAACAACTCCTATTTTATATACACAAGTGGCATTTGATGCCTCTAAAGACCAAGCATTCAAATTCAATGTAATAGGCGGCGACCAAGTAACAGGCGCGACCATCACGATTAAGGATAATGCGTCGCTAGTTACGGCTTATACCGGTACAAGCACCAGCTTTGCATATAGCATTACTGTGCCAGCTGGCTCATTGGTAAATGGGCACTATTATCAGGCTAGCATTGTAACGCATAATGCGGCGGGTGAATCATCGCAACCATCTAACACGATTCAATTTTACTGCTATTCAACACCAACTTTCACATTTAGCAATCTGCCATCAACCCATATTATTAACAACGCTTCATATGTATTTGATGTGACGTATAATCAGACAGAAGGCGAGACGCTGAATGCGTATAGATTTGACCTATATGATAATACGGGCATTCTCCTGTCTACATCTGGTAGTAAATACGTATCAAGTGGCGGCTTGCCTCTGACTGTATCATATACATTTAGCGGCTTTGAAGATAAGACGATATATGGTATTCAGTGTACTGGTACAACTGTAAATGGCACGTTGGTTGATACTGGCCTTGTGACAATCTCTGTACAATATGAGACGGCTCGTGGCTATTCATATCTATACTTAACTAATAACTGTGAAGATGGCAATATTACGATTGAGTCTAATGTTGTTGGTATCAACGGCACGTCTTATCCAGACCCACCTACATATGTGGGTAATACGGTCGATTTGACTGCAAGCGGCTCATACGTCAAGTGGGCAGAAGGATATCAGATACCAAATGATTATACTATGAAAATATGGGGTAAGTCATTTAAGGCTAATACCGACCAGACCAAGGAGCCAGCCAACATTGTATCTCTAGCAAACTCAAGCGGCGACACAGTATCCATCTCGTATTGGGAAGATACTACCAAAGCATGGTATCAGATGCGCGTACAAGATGCAAACGAATTGTATGCTTATGTTATAAAATCAGACACAATAGCAAAGCCAGCCAACACAGATTATCTATTCTTATGGATTAGATGTGTGAGCGGCTTATATGACCTGAAGATTGAGAATTTAGGCGCAGATTGGAATAGTGGGGAGGTGACGGTATGATTGGTCTACTAGGCTATAATTTTTGTTCAGATGGCAATGCGCTTGACCCTATGCCAACAAGTGTAAATAATATCACAACAACCATGATTCAGAACGGTATATATGACCATTTCTATGCGGGATATGATGTAACGAGTGAATATAGTCATGCCTTGCCTACTGCATGGGATTTCAATACCATCATGGATTGCAACTTTGAGAATAATATCTCGGCTGGTAATATCGATGATTTGACGAGCAATATATCTGGTGTTAAAATCAAGCGGCGCGAGAAAGGCACATTTGACTGGACAACAATCAAGGAGATTGCCGTCACTAGTATTGATGACTTGTCATTTATCTTTACAGATAATTTAGCATCTAACTATACTCAATACGAATATGCCTATGTGCCAATCACGGGTCAGACTGAGGGCAGTTATACAGTATCTGAGGTTTATTCCAAATTCAAGGGCGTATTTATTTGTGATGTGAATACGATCTATAAATTCTATGCTGATATTGAATATGGTTCAACTGATAGTGTGCAGAAAATCGGCACATATGAGCCGTTTGGCAGAAAATACCCTGTTATGGTGAGCAATGGATTATTAGGATATGATACAGGTACGGTCAGCGCATTGATTGTGCCTAAGAATTTCGCTGAGACGCATGAATTTGACCGTCAGGCAATTACAAAGGAACGCAATACGCTATTTAAGTGGTTGACCAATAAGAAGCCAAAGATCCTAAAGGATTGGAATGGATTTTTCACTATCTGCATTGTTACGGGCAATCCTCAGACGGACTATGAATCAAATTATGGCATGGGCATTCAGCGTATGACGGCAGAATGGACGCAAACAGGCGACCCCAAAGAAAAGGCCGACCTTTACGCAAATGGGCTAATCCCCCGGGAGGATTAACACATGATTAACATTGGCGCTGAGGACTATAATGTCCTAAAACAGCAATATATCAAAAAATATATACGGCTTGAATTGCTAGATTTTCAATACAACATCGTTGATGAGTTGAGCGGCAATATGACTAAGTGTTCAATAAATGTGGACTCCAATAGCGATTTACGGCGTTCATGTGATTTGGGCTTTGTGGTCACTACTAGCACATTTGATATCAAAGCCGGTAGCAAATTATGGCTAGATAAATTTGTTCGTCCTTATGTCGGATATGAGAATATGCGAACAGGCGATATTCAATGGTACAACCAAGGGATTTACCTAGTCAATAACCCGCAATGGTCATATAATGCGTCAACCAATGAAATATCCATGCAAGCTCTTGACCTAATGAGCAAGCTAACCGGTCTACGAAATGGTAACCTTGAGGGCATTCCAACTAAAATTGCCAAAGATGAGAATGTGCGTGAGGCTATTATTAGCACATTAGCACTAGGTGGCTTCACCAAATATATCTGTGAAGAATGTAAGACTAAGGACGGCACGATTGTACCTGTCCCATATGATATTGAGATTGATGTAGGCGGTACAGTGTATGATATATTATCTTCATTGCGCGATATCATGCCTAATTATCAAATCTATTTTGATATCAATGGCGTATTCCATTATGAGCCGATTCCGCTTGCATATGATGACCCAGTGTTGATTGACGACGATTTGTTCAACAACGTGCTAATCTCAGAAAATATCAACACAGACTTTGAGAGCGTTAAGAATTATGTAGAGGTTTTAGGGCATACATGGGATGTGGATTATTATAGCCCATCTGAGAGTACAACTGTGAGTGGTGGTACGATTACGCCTACTTTTACAGATTTGAAGACACTAGAAGACGGAACGGCGGTTGGGATTACATTGCCTAGTGATGCAACTTCTGTACAGATTTTACCAGATGGTTATACTCAACTTGAGTATATACAATCAAATGGCGGTGCACATTATATAGATACTGGATTTAAACCAAATCAGAACACTGGTATTATTGCTAAATTTCAACTATTGTCTTCGACTGGCAACCAAACACCAATACTTTCAAGAACATCAAGAAACGTTGCTTCGTTTGGTGTGTTTATTGATAGTAATTCTAGATGGACTGCTGACTATGGAACACTTAGATACACGAATAGCAGTATTGGCGCACAAACTTTAATAAATTTGAACTTTGATAAAAATGTTGTAAAGTTTAATAACGATTCTTATACATTTGATACTCAAACATTTCAAGGTTCTTCAAATTTAACAATTTTTGGTATGAACACCGGTGGTACAGTTGCTAATAATGCTAGAATGAATTTTTATTCATGTGAAATCTACGACAACGGAACTCTTATTCGTAGTTTCATACCTTGTAAAAATCCATCTGGCATAATTGGATTATATGACACCGTAAACAGTAAGTTTTATACCAACGTAGGAAGCGGCGGAACATTTACAGCTGGCCCAGAAGTAGAAAAATCAACTGGCATCACCATAAATTACCTAGGCAACAATAAGGTTGTAGATATTGACAATGAACAAATTCAAGAACTCACGAAAGACACTGAATGGATATTTCAATTTGTGGCAGGGTCACCATTACCGGATGGATATACACAACTTGAATACATTCAAAGTTCAGGGTCACAATATATCAACACTGGGTTTAAGCCCAATCAAGATACAAAAATATCTATTACAGTAGATTTTCCATTGTCTGGAACTGCTTGGCTATATGGTGGTAGAACTTCTGCTGGCTCAAATAGCCTTGGGTTTTTATGTGAAGGTGGTAATCACTATCGGTTTGACTATGCGAGCAGTATTAACGAATTAGCGACTAAACCGACTGGTAAATTTACAATCGATTCAGATAAGAACAAATGTTATATTAACGGCGAATTGGTGTTTACTGCAACTTATACGACATTTACTTCTCCTGTTAATATGTATATATTTAACAATAATAATAACGGTTCATTAAGTGGCGGTTCGTCAGCAAAGTTATATAATTGTAGCATATATGATAACGGCGTGTTAATTCGTAGCTTTATTCCATGTAAAAACGCAAGTGGCACAGTTGGTTTATATGATTCTGTTAATAATCAGTTTTATCAAAACGCTGGTAGTGGCACTTTTATAGCTGGGCCAGAGGTTCCGTCAATTGAGGACAAAGGCGGCCCATTTTGGCGTTTCATGGGGCATCAGCAAGCTCAAGCAACATCTTACGATGATAACCCGGCAAGCCCATTCTATGTAGGCGACCCGATTGGCTCTAGTTCAGTAGGCCGCATTCGCATTGTGCTATATGGCGGAGAATATGATAATATCTATTCAGATGATTTAGCCAAGCAACGAGCAGATTTTGAGATATACCAGCGGTCACGGCTTAATGACAACATATCAATGGAGACAATACCAATCCCATGGATGGACGCTAATATTGTTGTATCACATAGATTTGGTCAAAAACAAGAACCAAGCAAATATATTGTTAAATCGTTTAGTGTGGATTATGCAACAGGCGGCACTATGACGATTAACGCTATTACTTGGTATCCATATTATGAAGAAAGCGAGGTGGTTTAAGTTGGCTACAAATTTTCCTAACCAGACATTTCCTACTATGCAGGATATCACTGCGGCAGATGCGGCGCTAATTAAGCAATATCAGGATTACATGCAAGCTGGCAATATCAATGCGGCGCAGTCTGTATTAGCCAACATTGCTAATCACGATTCTAAGATAATCACAGCCGACCTAATCAACTCTATCCTTGATACATGTGTGGCAATTCAGGATTATTATAATGTACGATATAGCCCTGCTTATGTTGTATCTGAGACACAACCTAATAATCAGCAACCGACCGATTTTTGGTTTGAAGTAACAGGGGTGACGGCATGAATTACCAAGATATTCATCTTGAAGATAAGGCGCTGTGGAATCAACTACAAACGGCATGGGAACAGGGTGATTATACTGCGGCGCTGAATGTTCTAAAGAATGCAAGCCTGACAGATAAACAACTGAATGCGGCGGCTATCAATGCGCTAACTACTGAGTTGCTTAGATTACAGAGTCAAGCAGATACGGGCTTTAAACAGGATAAGATTGTGGTATCAGCTGAACCTCCCGCTGACTTGGCTGACGGTGGGGTATATTTCAGGTTGATTGGGCCAACCACGGGCTATACCGTGCAGAATTCTTATTTCATTGAGATTCTACAAAAAAATGGTACTTCATATGATACCCTGAATCCATATGTATATGCAACTGATGTGCAATTACCGGTGGATTTTCAGAGTAGCGGCCAGTTTATGTCGCTAGACGCGATAATGGCTGATATAGCGGGCTTTTTTTTTGTAAGCTAATAAGAGGATTTATCAATGGGCAAAAATATTACATTAAAACAATTAAACAAGTCGAGCACATATGATGAGTTGTATCCGGCTGGGGCCATTGATTATACCATGCTGACCGAGACTACATCTGCAGCATATGGTGTAGAAAATGGCAGTGTTAAGGACGCATTAACAGGTTTATATCAATATATTCATAGTTCAGATGTTGTAAAAATAAAAGTGGTGGACGCCAGTAATAATCCGTTGCCAAATATTACGGCTAATGGTATTACAGGTAGTCCACAAAGCGGTACAGACGGAGTAATTAAGGGTGTGGCAGATAGCAATTTTGTCACATTGGTATCATCATATGTAGATACTATTAAAACAAAAACGGTTGATGTGTCAAAGTATAAAAATACAACTAGAACGCTAATTGTTACTATGGATAGTGTAGCTGATGGGGCGATTATTCGATATACTAGCTCACAAAATGTCAGATTTTCTAACAGAGTATCCAATATCGATGTATGTTGTGTTGGTGGCGGCGGAGCTGGTGGAGTGGGAACGTATAACGCTAAAGGTGAAGGGCTTGGTGGTGGTGGCGGTGGTATAACCAATCTTGTTTCTTTTGTGGTTAGTAGCACTACTACTTATCAGATAGTTGTTGGTGCAGGCGGAGCCTATACTGGAACTGTTACAAGCAATAGTGGAGGGAGCAGTTCGTTCGGTAGTTATAGCATTGCTAATGGAGGCGGCGGAACGACTATAAGTTCAAGTTCGGGTGGTATGGTTCCCGGTAAAGCCGGGGGTGTAGGATGTGGTGATGGTGGCGGTATATCAGATGCTGGTTCAAATACAACTGTGTCAGAATTTAATGATGGGTTAATTTATTATTCTGGCGGCGGTGGTGCTGCGTCTGGGGTTATTTATCCATCATCATCCAATCCAAAAAATGGCGGTAAACCAAACGGCGCAAATGGCGCATGGTTTAATTGTATAACATATAAAACAGAAGATGCAACTGTTGCCGGAATTGGCGGCGGTGGCGGTGGTGGAATAAATGCGCAATATAATTCATATGGCGGATATGGAGCAGATGGATCCTCAGGTGGCCCCGGCTTAGTCTCTATTCGCGTTCATCTAAAATCATAAGGTGGATAATTATGTCAAAAAAACATATAACAATTAAAGAATTAAATAACGAGCAATCATATGATACTCTATATCCCAACACATCTGCAACTCAAGTCCCACTAAGCAATGCGACATCTCAACTATTTGGGCAGACCGGACTTAATACAGATGCGGCACTATATAAGATTATTGAGAAATTAAGAGCAGATAAAAAAATTACTGTTAGAGTTACAGATTCAAATGGTAATCCAGTACAAGGCGCAAAAATCAATGGGTTACTAAACTCGCCCACTACAAGCGCAAATGGCATTGTAACCGGTGTTTTTGTGTCTGACCCACTTACTATCGTATCACCATATGTTGACGTACAGGACGGAACTGCTAATGGCGCGGATTATGTTGAAACTATTAATGTGCTAGAAGTTGTGTTACAGAGTGTGGCTGATGGTACTGAGATACAATATACCAGTTCTACTACTGTTGCCTTTAGTCAGAATGTAGACAATATTGATATTTGCTGTGTTGGCGGCGGTGGTGGAGGATGCGGTTTACACGCTGGCGGATATTCTATGGCTGCTCCCGGAGGTGGTGGTGGAGGGATTGTCAACGCCATGGGCGTAACGCCTAATGCCACATCTAAATATACAGTTACAATTGGAGCTGGCGGCGATAAAGGAGTAACACCTACATCTAATGGTTATTCAATAAATCATGGTATAACTGGCGGAACAACAAGCGTAGGGAATTTATGTGTAGCTAATGGCGGGGGGGGGGGGGGGGTAAAAAAAATAACATCTGGACAGTGGGTTGGTTATCCTGCTGGTGGTGTTGCAGGTTCTACTGGTTCTGGTACGGGTGGCGATTATGAGGATGTTCGCGCTGGTACTGGCAAACAGGCCGACCCGCCCCCCCCTCCATATGGCAATAATGGTACAGCAAATACAACATTGTCGAAATTTAACGAAGGGCAAGTGTTTTACTCTGGTGGTGGTGGTTCAGGTGCGGCTTATGGTGGTTCGCCAAATGGTTCAAATGGTGGCAATTTAAGTCCGATAACTCCCAATTATGGTGGTGGTGGTGGTGGAGATTTGTATTTTTATCATAGGTGGTCAGATGAGTTCGGTACATGGATAGACGAATCGCCATATCCCGGTTCAAAAGGTGGCCCCGGTCTAGTAGTTATCCGCATCCATCTAAAATAAAATGAGGTAATATAATATGAATTATTGTATTGTAGACGAAAATGGTATTATTACAAATATCATCATTTGTGAGGATGATGAGACGGCTAAGAGTCTAGGCGCAGTAGCCGGTTATCCAAGCGCGGCGATTGGGTCACAATATGACCCGTATAATTATTATGCCCTAGACGAGCTAAAGAAAAAGGTAAATGAACAGGAAATTCTAATTAACACCCTAACCGGTGTAATTGAATAAGGAGGAACAATAAATGAGCGCAGAACAGATTATCAATGTTATCGTAGCGGTATTGGCAGGTCTGGCAACTTGCATCCCACTAGTTCTCAAGCTAGTACAGTATGTTAAGAAGGCGACCCAAGAAAAGAATTGGAGTGGGCTACTTGACCTAGTTATGAAACTAATGGAACAGGCCGAAAAGAAATTTGCTGATGGCGCGACCCGTAAAGAATGGGTCGTGGCTATGGTTCAGACAAGTGCAGAATATGTGCAGTATCCAATGGACGTTCAGGCTCTTAGCGAAATGATTGACCAACTGACCAATTTGACTAAGAACGTCAACGTAAAGAAGGAGACTAAGTAATGGGCATTATGACCAATCTTGAACTTGCAAAGAAGCATGAGGAAGTAGCTAAGAAATATAAGACGATTTATGCTTGGGGCTGTTTTGGTATGCCATGTACTCAGCAGATTCTAAATGAGAAAAAAGCGCAATATCCAGATTGGTACACTAGCCGTTGGAATATGTATCAACAGAAAGTTGGTACAGGTACGTTTCTATTCGATTGTGTAAATCTCACCAAAGGAATCCTATGGGGCTGGAACGGCAACAAGAACGCCTATTATGGTGGCGCAAAATATGCCGCAAATGGTGTGCCTGATGTAAGCGCTGATGGCATGATTGCTAAATGCAAAAACGTGTCTAGCACAAATTGGGACAAAATGGCTATTGGTGAAGGGCTATGGTTACCGGGGCATTGGGGTCTATATATTGGTAATGGTCTAGCGGTAGAATGTACGCCAGCATGGAACAACTGCGTTCAAATTACAGATGTTGGTAATATTGGCGCAAAAGCCGGTTATCCGACGAGAAAATGGCAGAAGCACGGTAAACTACCATGGGTCGATTATGTTGAATCCGAAGATGATAAGGAACATGAGGCAAACAAGGCTAAAGTAAAGTCCCGATTTGGATTTGATGATAAGACAATCGAGTTCCTAGATGGCTACAAATGGAATAAGGCGCTAATGGAAAAATTAGCGACCAAGCCATGATGCGGCTTAGCTATAAGCGAAGATGGCGTAAATCTGAGATGGCGCGGACATTGGTAATTTACTGTGTTCGCGCCATTACTTTAATTGCAATATGGGCAACTTGCCTAAAGACATATGCTGTTATACGTTGGGGTGAGACGACCGGATGTGACCTTAGTGATGTGCTGATATTTACAGCTACAGCATTTGGTGGCGAATTGCTCTTACTGGCATTTAAGCGTGTCTTTGCTAAAAAGAATGAAAATCCAGATGAATATAGTTGATAAATAGAGAGGGGAATGAAATATGGCTAATTGGTGCGGTGGCATAAGACTAGATTCAACCACACTCAAGATTATTGACGGGGTGATTTGTGATGCAAATGCAGCAACTGTTGATAGAAGTAAAGCAGTATCTACTTGCGGTCAGCTCTGGGATGGCGCATTATTTACCGTTGTTAAAGTTGGCGGCGCTAGTTATATCACTCTACATGGTTCGGAAGGCGAAGAAATTGGTGCGCCTATTATGGGTCGTGGTAATTGCGGCGTTGGTCTTGATGGGCGCTTTTTCAAGATTGTAAATGGGGCTGTTACTCTACAAGAGGGCTTCTTACTTACTGTTGATGTAACGCCAAAAGACGCTATTATCACTGTAACGGATACTGATGGGGAGACGGTTGACCCAGTTAGTGGCAATGCAAAGCAGTTCCTACTCAGCGGCATTGGCGACACATATACTGTCACAGCCACTAAGACAGGATATACTACTGAGGCTAAACAGGTCAAGAATACAGGCGACCAGACGTTTACTATTGTAATGCAAGCAGCTACTTAATATAAATTTATGGGGAACATTGGATAGATTATTATGTCTACCATGTTCCCCATTTTTTACGATATTTCGTCTTTACCTAGAGCGTCTGCTAATCCCCGCTTGTATCCAGCGGCATATCCTTCTTCCTTACCATCTTCAAGCCCATTCAAGTACGCTTCGTCGCAACTTACAATATTAACATCCATCTCATCATATTTAGCAATTTCGGCATTATGCCTATTGCATAAATCTTCTAATGTGGCGACCATAATAGAATCAAGCCGTTTACATAAATATAGTGTATCTGCGCCATCTAGTAATTCATAATAATCACCAATGCGCCTAAATTTCCACATCTAGTCCTCCTCCTTCCTCAAAGTCTTGAATTGCGTCATCATATCCCTTGCTGTATCCATCATCATATGCCTCAAGCACTGTGGTCAATAGCTTAAAGAATAGGTCTGCTGTATCATCACTTGTTTCCATTTGAAAAGAGGAATATGGATCATGTGGATAAGCAGGGTCAACTAGATGGATACAGGATTCATCACCGTCAATGTGTAGAGTAGGGATAATCATACGCCAGTAGACCCAAATCCTGCTAGGCCGCGCTCTGTCTTATCTAGTTCATCAACTAGCTCAAATTCAGCTTGATAATAATGACGTAGAGCCATTTGAGCAACACGATCTCCATTGCTGATACGAATAGGTTTATCAGTTGTATTCAGCATGATTACCACAACTTCACCAGTATAATCCTCATCTACAATGCCACCAACACAGATTAAGCCTTTACTAGCCAACCCCGAACGCTGTAGCAACTGTAGCATATACCCAGATTCTGGCTGGAACGCCCATCCTGTAGGGATTTTTACTGTTTCATGTGGACTGACATATACTTGCTCAAAATGGTCTGTATTAACTTCCATATGCTTAAAATCCGCATCTGGATTTAATTCAATACATTTATCCACACGTAAGTCACAATAAATATCTGCACAAGCCGCCTTTTCACTACCATAAGTAGGTAGCTTGGCGGTATTTGATAGTCGCTTTGCTTTAATCTTCATTTGGCTTCTCCTTGAATTTCTTATTATATCCGCATGGATGGAACTCAGTACATAAGCCGCCTCTATATTCGCATAGTGGCACTAGATAATCCTTGAACTCAGGATTTGTCTTAATCACCTCATCAACAATCTGTTGCATGACGGCTCTTGTCTCAGGTGAGGCTTGATTACATAGGCGCTTATGAGCCATATATACAAGTTGCTGGGCGTTGATTGACATAACATGGCTTACTAGCTCATCCTGTGGTGCTTTGTTGCGGTCATACTTATTCTGTCTATCATTACGCTGAGATTGGACATAATGATTACACCCTACATGATGACGAACAAAATGAACTGACACCCAATAGGGGATTACCATGTGAATACCAAACCATAGCTCTCTAAGTGGACTATGCTCAGATGCGACTAGCTTACGTTTCCATTCATCAGAGGGAAGAGCTGTTACGCTCTTCCCCACTGTGTTCAACGTACAATATCTACACCAAGCCCAGTCATCATCTGTTGGATGTTTGATTAACTCAACAAGATAATTAGGCAATTAGTAGTCCTCCTCTTCGCATTCATCTAGAACATCTTCTGTGATATCATGGCATTCAATACCTACCATATACAGTTTGTCATCATCATGGCAATCAGGAAAATATGTCACCATATCAACCTCCACACAAGTATTGTCATCGACCCATACGCGCTCACCAATACGTGGGATAATCATACGCGCAGCATGGGTATATGACCATACACGCCCTTTGCAATCTTCATTGCCATCAATAAAATATCTTAGTCGAAATTCCATATTTTAATCCTCCCAATTATATGGCTTACAGAAATAGCTAATCTCACTCTCCGAGATATATTTCTGCATAATTACATACATCTCGCGTTCCTCATCCGGTGCATCTAGTGGTAGCCATACCAAATCGCCCTTATTTGGTTCGCCCATTAGGTCTAGTTCATCACATGAACAAATCCAGTCCTCATTGCCTAGTCTGTTTAGATAAAAATTGATACGATTTTCTGTCATTTTAGTTTACTCCTTTATTCACATTTTGTATACCCACAGGATTTACAGGTGCAGCAACCGCCCTCAAAAACAAGTGGCTCACCGCATTCCGGGCATAGTTGCTGGTGCATATTTACATCCTTAATTGGTTCAATAGGTGTTTTCTTAACTGGCTTTTCTTCATCTTCTTTATCATCTAGCTCTGATTGCATCTCATTATACATATCTACTAGAGCATTGCCAATAGCCATAGGACAACAAGACCCCTTACTTGTATCGTGATGCGTTGCCTTTCTAGTAGCATAAGATGGGCATACACCAGTTGAATCAAGCTGGTCTTTGATGGTCATAATATCTACACCAGCGCGGCATAGTAGGCTAACCATACGGCTTAGACCAGTCATAAAATTGGCGCATCCACCAGTCGAGCCTTTATTGAAATACACCTCTTGTAGATTACCATCAATGGGGTCAAAGAATGCTAGAACATGAAGTGAGCCGCATCCTGTCTGGATTTTGCGCTTTTTACCAATTAGATCATTGCTTGGTTCAATGATTGAGCCGCGAGGTAGAATAGCTGATGAGGTTTTTGGCTTAGATTCATCATCTTTCTTTGTGTCCGCATTAAGAATTCCAGCTCTTTTACATCCGGCTCGATATACTGTAATACCCTTTAGATGCTTTTCCCAAGCATACATATATAGGTCTTTCACATCATCTACTGTCGCTTCATTTGGCAGATTGACAGTAGAGCTAATACTTGCATCAATATGTTTCTGCCATACTGACTGCATATCAATGCGCCGCTTGATAGGAATGGTGGCAGAGGTGACGAAATAGGATGGCAAGCCAAGCTCGTCTTTAATACCATGAGCGTCCATATATTCCTTGACGATTGGCGTATATACCTTATATACTTCATCATGTCCATGCAGAGATTTTGTAGTGCGCTCATAATAGTTAGCAAAGATTGGCTCAATACCACCAGATACGCCAATCATGGTGCTAATAGAGCCAGTTGGCGCGATTGTCAATAGCTGGCTATTACGCAACCCATTTGTTTTTACAAACAACCATGCTCCTTCATCATCTGGCTTGATATGCTCAGCAAAGAATGGAGATGTTGTTACATACTGTTCATTGTATTTATCATAACAACCGGCATAGCCAGCAATATCAGCACTAGCTACAATAGCATTACGAGCCATAGAATAGCCAATAGCATCACATAGAGTGATAGAATCAGGAGAGCCGTATTCAATACCTAGCTTAATTAGCATATCAGCTAGACCCATGATCCCAAGCCCAATTTGGTGCCAATCTCTAACCGTCTTGCGCTGTTCAGCAAGTGGATGTCGCTCAAGCCCCTCATCAAGCACATTATTTAGTGCTTTGACTGCAATGTTTACAGTTCTGTTGAAATCGTGCCAATCAAATTTGCCGTTACGGATAAATGCAGCTAGGTTGATTGCGCCAAGTAGACATGAGCCTCCTGCTGGTAGTGGTTCTTCTGCACAGGGATTTACACCAGCATATTCAAAATCCTTATCATTGCTTACCAGATTCCAGTTGGTAATTCTATCCCAATAGAGAATACCCGGTTCAGCATAATCCCAATTATTACGGCATAACAGGTCAAAAATATCTCGTGCCTTTACGGTTTTCTTGATTTCTTCGCCTGTTTCATTACGCTTATAGTATAGTTCCCAATCTTCATCATTTTTAACCGCTACCATAAAGCGGTCTGTTACACGAACTGAGATATTAGCAGATGTTACTTTGTTCAAATCGGATTTGACCGTAATGAATTTTTCTAGGTCTGGATGGGTGCAATCAATGCTAATCATCAATGCGCCACGTCTACCATTCTGACCAATCTGCTCGGTGACTTGGCTAAATGTGTCCATGAAGCTGACTGCGCCAGATGTGGATTTAGCTTGATTATTTACCTTTGCACCACATGGAGCAAGTTTGCTGATGTCGATACCGCAACCTCCACCATAACTATAAGTACGAGCCAGCTTTTTAGCGGTATCATAAATCGACTCGATATTATCTTCTGGCGGCGAGATAACATAGCAGTTGCTATATGTTACCTTTTCATCATCAATACCGCGATTGCTCAAGATGCGTCCACCGAACAAGAATTTTTTATCAGCAATAAGCTCTGCTACATCTGCATCACCACCACTCACACGATCTAGCCAATCTTCAAAAGATTCCCCATTACGTTGATATTTCTTCTTCCAGATATCAATACCAAGCTGATTTTCTTTACCTAGCCATTCTTCAACAAACAATAAATCGTCCTCCTTTTAATTTTCTTTAACATGAATAATAATATACTGCATAATGGTGTTATAAAATTCACCAACAGTCATCACATTACCTCCTTGTCATATATATTATCACGATTCAGTTGATTTGTCAAGTAGTAAATTCACAGCATCAACAAGCTCATTGATTCTCTTGACAATATAGCAAAGATTGACATTCGCTTTGTTTGTATTTCTAAATGTAAGCCAGCTATCATCTTCGCTCAGTTTCGCAATCTTCTTCTTTTCTTTCTTAGTGAAATCATATGCGCCAATACGAACAAACACGTCTTTCACACTACTATAAAAATTTCTTTGCTCTACATTGAAATATACATCATCACCATCTCTGATTGGCGTATGATTTACCCATGTAAAAGCATCATCTTCAATAGAAATGATATATCCAACTGCTCCACTCCATGTTTCAACATAATCTCCTACATGAAATTCATAGTTCATTTAATCTTTATCCTCCTTTTCACATCTTTCACCAAGACCACCTAGAATCATGGCATAAATTTCTAAGAATTTATTGGTAATACCAGTGGTAATCTTAGCCATATTAGCCATTGTTCCATCATCCTTTGACCAATCCCAGCCGTGCCATGCACATTCACTCTGCCAGTAGTTAAGATAGAAAATCTTATCATCATAGAGCTTTTCGATGATTGGCTTTAGATCAAGTAGATTATCGCGCACACCTGTCATAGTAGCAGGCTTGTAGCCATTCTCATCAATCATCTTGTTAATTTTGTCAGCAGAATAAGTAAACGAGTTCATTTAATCAACATCTCCTTTAATTCAGTATCCCTTTCCTTTTCTTCTTGTACCTTTAATCCCTCTTGAATAGCCGCCTCATCTCCAATCAATATTAGCCGCTCTTGTGCGCGTGATACCGCTGTATAGCACAGGTTACGCGATAGCATCTTTACATGACTTCTATCAATCACCACAATCACAGCCTTTGCTTGGCTACCTTGACATGAATGAATAGAAATTGCATATGCTAATAGCGTGTTCTTGATATGGTTCCTATCAATTATACAATCGCCGCAATCATATCGCACGATCATATATGGCTCTTTCTCATCAGGCACAATTTCCATCACTGTGCCAATATCGCCATTTGCTACAAAAGCCGTATCATCATCAACAAGCGGCATAGCATATTCATTCTTTTTGTTGATTACCTTATCACCTACTTTAAAATAAATAGGCGTATCATTGACAGTATGCCCAACCTTGCTTAATTCATTTGGATTGAATTTGTCTTGAATCGCCGCATTGATAGCCAATGAGCCAACATCGCCCTTATTGAATGGAGATAGAATCAGCACATCATCCTTGTTATATCCATCTGCTAAGAGCCGCGCATATTCTTGCTCAATTTGCTTGATTACTAATGTATCAGTTTCAATGAACTTATAATCTGTGAAAGTATCTGTCAGATGGTCATTTACTCCATTTCGTACATCAGTAGCTATGGTAATAATGCCAGACGTGTTATATCTGAACACCTTAGTCAAGTTGCATACAGGTACGATGCCGCTATCAAGCATATCCTCAACAATGTTGCCGCAAGCAATAGATGCAAGCTGAGATGGGTCAGCTATGAAGATTATCTTGGTACGGTCTGTTACCTTGTCAAATAGCATTGATAGCAAATGGACGCTAACCATACCCATCTCATCAATTAGCACATAATCACCCAAATTATCGCCACAAGTCAAGAACATATGAATCGTGCTTGCTTCACGACCTGTTGCTTCTCTTAGCCTCTTTGCCGCTATTCCAGTTGGGGATAATAGGGTATAAGTATAATTATTGGCTTCTAGCATCTCAATGATTGCTTTGGTTGTAGCCGATTTACCAGTGCCAGCCGAGCCAGTCAACATCATCACGTCCTGCTTACAAGCCATCTCAAGAATCCGCGCTTGTTCATCGGTCAGCTCTAACCCGTCTACGCTTGTAAACTTCTGCCAATCCATAGGATAATAATGTGGATTGGCTATTTTTTTCTTGATGACATCAGCAATATGCTGTTCAGCGCTATATGTGGCTTGTAGAGCCGTATTTTGGCTAGGCGCGTCATAGTGTACTTGCGGCGCTTTCGTCACAACATCGAAGAGGCTACGAATACACTGAGGCGCGCGGCGTTTGATTATATCAAACAATATCTTGGCTTGCATCCTTGTATTGCCATCCAGCTCGTTATGCTTTAGAGCATAGATAGTAGCCGCCTCACATCGCTCATAGCTATCGAGCCATTTTCTTGTTTTCTTAGTTATGGCTCTATCTGCCCTATCAAATGACCACTCAATCAAGTTAATCATAACAGCATATGGATTGGCATTTATATCCTTACTAAATTCATATACATTTTTATATTTCAAGGAAATTTTGTTTATATCCTCGTCATGCTCAATGCCCCAAGCATATGTCTCGCCCATAAACTCAACACGCTTGTTGATTGTCTTGATTTTGGTAATATATTTGTGCAATAGTACCTTGCCTACGCCACGAATTTTTTTATAATCCAGCTTATCAGCTTCACCATTCAGCACCATACTGACAAAATGGGGATATGCGGCATGACATGATTCGGCTTGCCCATTGGTCATTAAGCTGCGTAGCGTTTGCAGCTCGGCTTTTTCAGTCAAGTTGAATTTGCCATCTTTAGCAACAAATCCAGCAAAGCCAATGAATTTATAGCTATATTTGTATTTATCGTCCACACATGGCTCTATGATACAATCAATAGATTGCCCCATCTTTAGGTCTGCAATTCCTGTTCCTTTTAGGCTGATTGTACCATATTTAGGGTTGGTTTCTATTGATTCGTCCTTAGTGCGACATGATATAATTGAGAAATTAGTTTCAGGATTATTGAATATCATGCGCATTGGGGTTAATTTTACTGTTTGCATCAATCCTGTTCCTCAACCAGCAGTTGTTCCCATCTAGCAATAATAATCTCCATCAGCTTAGTTGCACCAAATGCTGGCTCCCAGCCCTCATTGTACATTGCTTCAAATCCAGTGCAATCAACAAATGTAATCCAACGATATTTTGTAGCCGTCACCTTAAATTCGCTATTACCTGTTACGCTTACATTTGCTTTCAACAAGCTATTACAGATATGGCATACAGCATCTAGCCATGCTTCATAGGTTAATACGTCTTGCATTTATGATTCCCTCCAAGAGTCGTAGATTTCAATGGCCGGTTCATAGCCTTCAGTGTCGATGATAAGCAGTTGATGAAGGTCGAGGCTCAAATTAACAAGTTGCTTCAAAGAATTGATACGAATATACGGTCTGATATTTTTGCACTTATCCTGCTTTTCATCCAATTCATATTCATTGAGTACGGGATAATTCTTTCTAAGGTCATTAAGCGTGGGATAATAGTTAGTTTGATGAATCCAGATTTTCATAATTAAAACAACCTCCTGTTCTTTGATAAATCAAGTATACCATGAGCAGGAGGCTTTGTCAATACCCTATTTTAATTATTTTTCAATCATTTTCTTTAATTCTGCAAACAGCTCTTTGCCACAAACAGGACAAGTAGAATTTATGTCAACCACATATTTTTCATCTACAATTAAGCCGCAATTTGGGCATTTGATAGGCGCATATTTTAGGGGATGCTCAGTCCGTTTGCGACGATTTCTTTCTGCTCTGCTCAATTTCTTCTTTCTCCTTATACTTTGCTCTATATTCATCTCGTCTTGCTTCATCACCATCATTCCACCATTTGACATTGATATAGTCTAATACTTTAGCCATACCAAGCCCCTTGTCAGGAATCCACACACCAGTTGATTCATCATATTTACCGCCACGCATACAGTAGTCGTAGAGTTGAGGATTGATAGTAGCTAATGTTTGGAATTTATTAGGCTCTTTTTCAAGGTGACAACCGAACCCACAAAAGATACAACCTGTGCGCTTTTGCTTGGTTGTAGTATATACGCCATCCTTTTCTACAATATCACCATAGATTTCTTTGACATATGGGATATTATATTTGACAATATAATGCAATACATCTGATTTAGTCCAAAACGACAATGGATTACTGGTTGGTCTATCCTTATCAAATGCGTTACAACCAAACTTGAGCCAATTCGATTCGCGCTGAGCACTCTCATCTGTCATAGTGCCGATAAATGGATGTAAGCCAGTTTCATGCTCAAATCGCTTTGATGGGTTCTTTTTCATTATATCACAGCATTTGTCACTTACTGGAATATAACAAGATGGCTCGATAAACTTGAGCCATTTTTTAGAGATTTTACCACGGTTATATTTGTTCCCATTAAGCCGAATTTGCTTTAGCCGTTCGCTCTTAGACGTCCTATATTCTTGAATAAATGCAGCTTGCTCTTTACTGATAATAGGGTAGCCATATTTTTCAATGACCTTAGCAAATGAGACATGATGCCACACCTTCATTTTTCTATCGTAGATCGCTGGCTTTAATACAATAACATTTGGCTTACCCATGATGAAATCACGTAATTCAGGATATTCAAGCCCTGTATCGCAATATACATCTGGAACATCTGGATATAATGAATGGACAAGATGACTAAGGACAGTAGAATCAACACCACCTGAGTTTGAGATATACACATCTCCGTTCCAATGTTCATACCATTCTTTGATTCGTTGTTTAGACGCAATAATCTTTGCCTCTAACGGTAACGCTTGCTTTTGTCGCAAATCACCAATAGTCATTTTGCTCAATTAAAATATTCACTCCAATTAATTTCATTTTCTTTCTTATCAATAATCTCATATCGTTCAATAATAGCTTGTGGCTTAATTTGTCCATTATATTCATTCAATCCAAGAGATACTACTACCTCTATGGATTTGCCTTGAGATGATTCAAATTGGCTTGCTTCTTCATTACTAACAAAGAATTTGATAAACTCAATGCCGTCCTGAACTAGCTTAACAGTAGTTGAGCGATTACGATATACATAGATTTGAGGGGATGACAAGGTTAGATGGAATAACGGCTTGTTTACATCTTTTCCCCATAGGATATTATTTTCTACACACACATTTGCAAGATTGTGTGTGATATTATTAGGCTCGATCTGAGCCGCTACTTCAATATCTGGCTCTACGTCCAAATCAAGCCCATCTAAAAATCGCGCAAATCGTTTTAGGTTGCTTTTCTTGACTGTGATACCAGCTGCGGCATCATGACCTTGACATTTAGCCAATCCTGATTCATTGATAATCTCAAGCAAATCAATAGGACTGCGCATCGAGCCAGACCATGTTGTGCTGTTTAGCTCTCTCAGCAGGAATGTGGGCTTATTATATTTACCACAGAATTTATTGGCTACAAGCCCTAAATAGGATTTATTCTCAGGTTCACCAAAGCCGATAATGACCTTATGAGACGTGTCAAGCCCATCTGATAGCTTATCTACGACCTTCTTGACCTGATAATCCTGCTTAGATTTTACGGCTTTCATAGCCTTCACAGCGGCTTCTGGCTCAATCTTGCCAATCAGCGTATCAAAGAATAGCCGCTTAGTAGACTGGTCATCACTACGAGCCAGTGCATTAGCAAGAGGCGCAATACCAAATGCCACACCCTCTGGATTAACGCCGCGATTGCAACAATGCTCTAAGCAGTATTTGATAAATGGATTAGTTGGATTAGTCAATCCGTCATATACATATTTGCGGTTCTCAGGTGAACGCAAGCTGCAAATATCAGATATTAAGCTAACATCTACTAGGTCTTTGAATGATTGGGTCGAGCCGAGCGCACAAGCAAATTTTTCTACAACACCTGTACCGCTGATGTCGGTATTGATATTTGGAGCATTATCGGCTCGATATGGATTGACTACAACGGCGTGTTTATTCTCTTGTTCGATAATATGGTGGTCGAGAACAATAACCTTGATACCATGTTCATATAGCTCTCTACAAGCGTCAACCTCACTTGACCCAGCATCAGGAATGATGAGCATATCAATATTTGAGGTAAGAATATCGGGTAACAGATCAGTACACCCATGTTGTTTTCCGGTATGGACAAAGATAATTAGCTCCATATCTGGATGATATTCTTTACATAACATATAGGCAATAGCCGCAGAACAAGCACCGTCCATATCGGAGTCAATAACGATACCAATTCTACCTACATCTCCACGAAACATATCAACAGCCACGTCCATATTCTTATACATATCAGGCGATTGATATTTAATGCTATCTGGATTTAGATATGCGTCAATATCGGCTATCCCACAAGCGGATAAATATTCCCTTAGAAATGTGGCTTCATTAAGGGAATCTAGTAGTGAATGAATCTTAATCTGAATCACCATCCTTTTCAATCTTTGGTTGATTGATAATCGCCCAACGGTCATCATCATAGATTGGCGATACTGTACCGTCATATGCGCTCTTCCACATATTACAATCATCTTCCCACGCGATCATTTCCATGACGAACATGATGGCTTCTGGGTATTCTTCACCACATTTACTAGCAACTAAAACGGGCATTTCATATAGTGGCAGCTTGTCTTTTGCTTTGTACCATTCAATCATTCTTTCTCTCCTCCAATCTTAAACGGTCTGCCTTTCTTAGCTCTAAGATAACCAGAGCGATATGCTAGAGCAATAGCATGTTTAATATCAAGCTCAGTGCAATACTGTTGATAACGAACATTGGTATTATTACCAATCCATTCAAGAATCTGAGATGGGAACGGGTCGTTTTTAATGGATTCAATATCGCTCCAATGTAGGATATTGCCCAGTTTTGGTTTGAGCATATCATAGATATCATCAATATACATATCGGTTTCATCATATAACACAAGACAATCTAAATCAATATGAAATTCATCGATGTCTTTTGATTTAATTACAGCTCTGTCGCCATAAATTTGCTTAATACAACCAAGGTAATCGCGAGGAATCCTAGCAAGTGCTACCTTATCTCCTACTTTGAATTTACTCATAAAAAGATTCAACCTCTCTTTCCACTAATTCTAATTCATCATCATAATACAGATCAGAACTATCCAATGGACTCCATATAGTACCTGTGCGTCTTAAAGAATACCCCCAGTGTCCATTCGTATCATTAAAGTGAATAGCAATGATTTCCGCCGTGTCGCCTGTCCTAATAGCATGAGCCCTGTAAGGATGTGTTTCACCAATAAGTCTCACCACATCGTATAAATGAAATTTACTAACGTAATAAATAAAATCAACCTCCTTATTGTTGATATAGCAATTATATCATAAAGAGGTTGATTTGTCAAGTATTAAATTTATCTGAATGTTGTGCCATCCCAAGGCTCATATTCATAGCCGCAATGAGGACAATAATTGGATATACCAATAAGCTCTTTGCCACATCTAGCACACTTATACACATAACCATATTGCTCGTCAAATTTATCTGTTGGAATCCAATACAATTCAAGATTATTGCTCAACGGCTTATAAATACCACATAACTCTCTATATTCTTTACTACATTCAAACGGCTCTTTCACAGCCCAACACTCTGTTCTAACAGCAGTGCACTCCTTGCCGTTCACATATCGCTTATACTGACATTGATGTTCATATTTGCATGGTGTTCTCATACTCTTACCCTACTTCCCCATAATTTTATAGCTTGCTCATATGGTATGTCCATCATATTGCATTTATACATATCATAACCTTGATTATTATATACTATCGAACAGTTGAAGAAGGGCTTTAGCTTAGTCGCCAGCTTCTTCATCTTTGCAACAAAGAACTTAAATTCATCATCGCCCACTTGCTTATAGTCACTATCAAACGCAAGCACCACATCATTTACACCTAGCTCTAGTAATATCTGTATATGCTGTTTGCTTATATTAGAGCCAAAGACGGCTAGAGCATTATGCAAATTATAGCTTGGTGCTTTTAGCACTGACTTTTCACTCTCAAATAACACTACTTGGCGCGACTTTTCAATAGCGGCTTTATTTTGGTCATAGCCATATAGGCAAGCGGATGATGGGAATTTGAGAACTGTCCCATCCAATGTACATATTGGTCTATATTTGCCTTTAGCCACATCCTGCTCTCTTGTATATCGCCCCCTTACTCCTACTAGTTGACCATTAAACACAACAGGTATGGAAATACACGCCTGACGTGCATACCAACCTATACCAAATTTATCAAGTATATCCGCTGAAATACCATAATCCAGCCATTCTTGCGGATATAAATGGTCAAATAGAGATAAAATAGACTTATCATATGTCAAGAGCTTATCTGGCTCTGGCTCGGCATTAGGTAGAAAACGGCGCAATTCAACCCAATTATCAAGCTGCTCATTTTGCTCTATTTGTTGTCCTACTTGCAGATGCAGGACGGAGCAGATATATGATACAGCTTGGTTGAAGTCGAGATGCTTAATATGCTGAACTAGAGATATGGTGTCTCCTGAAAAGCCGCAACTCCAACAGTGGAATGAGCCAGATTCTATATAATACCATAACTTGGACTTATGTTTATCCCAATCAGCACCCCAATGACAAATTGAGCCAAATATTAGATTGTTGCTATCGGCCTTCATCAATGGTGCACCCATAGCATCCATTAGCTCTATAATGCGGTCATCGGTTAGCTGGGATTTGAGAGATGTAATATCAATCATGATTCAAGCATATCTTTTCAAATTCAATATATTGTGTGCCAATAAAAATCAATCCATCATCTGGCTTGTTATCTGACGTTTGAACAGTAAGATAATGTGTGATTGCAGGGCATAGATAAATTGGCTCTTTATATAGATTGATACCGAGCTTTAGATATTTAGAGCCATCTTCATTATCATGGGATTCTACTATAAAATTATCATAATCATCTTGAGTGTCGAACGATACGATTGTTTCATGGCTTTTAGTATATGAGCGAGGTGACGCATATGGTACGTTTATATGTTCTCTTTCTTCTTTTACATTTATATTAATCATTTAGCATACACCAGCCTTGTTCTTTGAAGATTATAGGGATTGTCGAACTTGCTCGTTACAAAACAATCATTTGTTCGACCTGTATTCAAATCAAGATGGAAATAAATCTTAATACCCTGTTCAACTTGTGAAAAGCGCATCTTATAGCATGATAATACACGATTTGGCTTTACCTTATCAGGATATTTCTCCATCATCATATCGGCTATTTCTTGCTCTTTACGGCGCAACGGCATGATTACACCAGCCACATCAGCCTTGTTTTGAATTGCTCTTGAACCAGCTGCAACGCCGCTATCCATAATCTCCTGTATCATAGCATTAGCATTGACCTGAGTAAATGTCAAGACGGCTATATTATATTCAACCGCCAAATCCTTGAGCTTACTTGCTATACCAGATAGCACCTGATCTGAACGAGTAGATACACCATTCTTTTTTGCTAAGTCGCTCGATACAGATGAGGATTCAACGATATAATCATAACATAGATAGCCTACTTGCTTATTGACTACATAATCCTTTACATACGATTCAATCAAATCAACAGTATAATTAGGCATGGTGACAATATATAACTTAGATTCGTGCAGAATTTTAATAGCCTCATCTACACGTTCTTCTTCGCCTTCTTCATATCGCCCATTTAAGATACTAAAGCATGGAACGCCACTAATCGTAGCCACAATCTTAGGCGTGATTTCAGTATCACCAGCCATCTCAAATTGGAGATATAGACCAGCTTTATGCTGATAACATGGATTATCTACATATTGCCCCTTGTCTATATCATAGATTCTAGGACAGCATACTTGCACAAGATTAGCCAAACCAATAGTTGACTTACCTACGCCCGAACCGACTGAATAGATAGATAATTGCCCCGGAATCCAGCCTCTAGCAGCCGTGTTTAGGTATTCGCTAAAGGTCGTTGCGCCAAATAGCGGCTCTGCCTTGAAGCCCTCTTTAATCGCCTCAAATCCATCACCAGCTTTCAGCTCAGCAATATCCTTGTCTTTATAAAATTGCTTCTTTATAGCTATCTGCTGTGCGTCAAAATATTGTACTATATCTTCTATGGTCGCTTTGTCATCTTGCTCAAATTTGTCTATGTTGTAGCCAGCGTTTTTATACGAACGGAGTAATGTGGCGCGACGCACATTGGTATAGTAGACCTCAAAATTGCCTACATTAGCAAGCTGTTTGACTGTATCAATAAAATCGTCTAGCTGATTTAGCTTGAATATATCCTCTACTTGCTTATTGTTCTTACATAGCATATATAGGTCTAGTGCTGATATAGATTCAGCTCCACGTTTAGCCAGAGCAACACAGCCCTGCCATAATCTGAGATGAAAATCGACTGTGAAATCATCTCGGCTCATAGGGTACTTGTCAGAAATAGCAAGAGATGGCTTGATTAGCAAACAACCTAATAGTAACCTAACAGAATTTTGGTCATAGAGCATTACCCAAACACATCCTCCTCATCATTTCTTTTAACAATCGTCTCAACTCCATCTTCTGCTTGCCATTGCTGTATATTTTGTCTTACCTGATTTAGCCAAGTATAATATTTTTTACATTCATCATATTTATACTTAACCAAACCAAGTGGCGATTTGGATATATCAAATCCTTGTTCTTTATGGATATATCGAATAGTATAAGCAATACCGCCATATGTCATATCAGGGTTATCTTTCATCAACTGAGCAAGCTGGATGCCTACAAGTCGCATATTGGCATCAGGCGCAACTTGGCGTATATAATCTAGTAATTTGCGCCTATCATCTTTTGATTCTGTTTTGGGCTTGACAGTATGAGCATTGATATAATCCTGCTTACATTGTTCACAACAGAAATAGAATTTAGGCTTATATTCGATTGCATCTTGCTTTGGCGTTGATTTACCGCATTGGCGGCATTTAATTGTAGGTGGCTTGCTCATAAAACAACCTCCTGTTTAATTTGTTGACTTAATTATAGCATAGAAATAGGAGGTTGTCAAGAGGAAATTATATCATATTCTAACATCCACTTATCAATTTCTTCTTGGCTCATAGCCGCATCTATTCTCTTGCAATCAACCACGCTAAGACCGCTAGGATGCGTTATGACCCGATTTTGCTCTATGCTATATCCTGCATCATATTCAAGCTGCAATCGGCATATACAGCCATCACAGCCGTCAGGACGCTTGATATTAAATACCCTAGGCGAATCGCCGCATATATTCAAGAATCGGCTCGAATCCAGCCATTGCCCATCCATCTCTATATTCATGCTATCGTCCGCATTATCTTCAACTATGCGGCAATATTGTACATTATAATACAATGATTTTTTCCATTCATTGATATTGCCTGATACCAATAGCCTAGTAGGCATATCAGATTTTTTCATTGTATAATAATGTTTGTTTTTGACATATATATAGCTATCTATTCTCGGATGGATATATTGCGCCATATTGAGCCATGATTTGATTTGCGCCTCATTCCATTTGCGGCTCAAGGTTTGGCTCATGGTGAGGCATTGATTATTGGCGATGACGCTGAATTTGGCTTTCATATGGGTCTGATATAAGTCGATTCGCAGCTCTTGTAGTTGAGCTACACATAGAAATCTATTCAAGCATCATCACCTACCTTGTCATTGCTTCGATCTAAAAATTACAACCATAGATGGAAATGGGGCTGAATTTTTACATCCACCAAATTTGAGCCGTCCTTTAATAAAACGAATCTCTGTATTGGGCTTATTGTAAATATACTCATGGAACCAGCGTGTATCAGTTCGAGCCGGTAATAGCATTACTACGGTAGCAGAACCGATATGTGATGAAAAATGAGCACGTCGCACCCACTCACCAATTTTACGTCCATAAGGAGGATTGCACCATACCGTTCCAACCCAAGGACGGCTCAATCCATCAATTTCTTTAGTATAGTAATGTTCGCACTTATGATTGTTTTCATCGGCACACACATCTAATGTGAAGTGAAATTCATCATTTAACTTATCGAAAAAATCTTGTGGCGTTGACCAATTATCTGTTGCGCTTGAGAACATTACATCTGTATTCATTTTTATCACCTCACAGATATTATATAATAAAAAGGCGGGATTGTCAAGCCCCGCCTTTAATATTTTTATAGATCAACCAAATGGATTCTCGTCAGAATCGTCCCAAGGATTTTCTGATTCAGCAGGAGTCGGCGTATCAGTAGGTGTAGTGTTGAACACATCACTAAAATCAGGGATTGGGTCATTAGCAGGAGCATTTGTAGCCTTGGTGGTGGTTAGCTCTTTGAGAGCAGGAATTTCATATTCGCCCTTTTCAATAGTTTCAACAGAACGAACAGCCGCAACATAGTTACGGACACGAACCTGACCCTTCTGGTTCTGATACTGCTCATCGGCAATGATTAGACCAACAACCTTATTAACAAGCGTCTTTTCGTCAAAATTCCACTGATAACCCTTATTAGACTTCTCAACTGCGTTTGTAAAGCCCTTAAACATAGATGCCGCAGAATCCTTATAAGAGCGGATGAATGTGCCAGCATTAGGCCACTTGCGCTCCTTGCGTGTATCACCATCATACTGCTTCTTGAAATAACCCTTATCATCGCCCTTTACGATGTCAAAATAAATCTTGAGATATTCCTTCTCAGGATGATCTTCTACGTTAAGAATCTTGACAATATAGCCATTTGGCGTTAGGCGCTTAAAAGATGTGCTTTCCTGAATATTCTCCCAGTTGTTAATTCGCTTCATAATAAATTTAACCTCGCTTTAATTTGATTTTAATAAATAGATTGTTTATATTTTACTCAGCTTTTTTAGCTGGAGTAGTAGATTTATTAGCCTTTGGCGCACTAGACTTCTTTAACCCATAATATTCTCTGATTGTATCATCAACCATCTTTAGGTCATTATCAATCTCAAGAGAATCAAACATACCCATTGGCGACTTGCATGGATTCGAGCCATCAGACTGTGTGATGAAATAGTGCTTGCGCTCATCTGCTTTACATAGCAGGACAATGCTAAACAAGCCCTCTACAGTAAGCTGCTGGTCTAGCATCTTACCTAGTGTCTTAGCCTTTACCTTGCCATTTTCATCAGTGTCAATATGTTGCATGATATATACAATCGTATCAGGACTGGTATCTTCCTGAACGACGCGCAACATATCTTCATAGTTCTTAGCCATCGTAGTGAACTTGCCATATCCAACTTCATTCACCTTGTCAAAGCTCTCAAATGCCATAAGATACTGAGCATCATCTACGACCCAACTTAGTTTCTTGCCACTACATACCGCGCCTTTAATACTAGCATATGTCGCCTTGTTCATACTCTGTAGCTTATTTACATTTCTGAAAGGTAGCGGCTTAGATGCCACATTTAGGATACCAACATCCTCTTGCTTGAAATTTCTAAGTGACGCTGATTTGCCAGAGCCACTTTCGCCTAAAATTAAAACTGCTACACCCATTTACTTACTTAATCCTCCTTAATCTCATTCAATTTCTTTTAGCCAAAAATCACAACGGCATTTGCCGCATACTCCTCTTTCCTCACAATCATCCTGAGATTCACACTGAAGCAACTCAACATTCAACTGGCATGGAGCAACGGTCGGTAGCCCATCATAGCCAATCTCAGCATCAGGCCACTGATTAAAAAACTCGTCCTGTCTTGTTTTTACAGGATGTTCTTTTGCCCATTGCTCTACAATAGGAATCATCTGTGATATTTTTGTAAGAGATGCACACCCAACAACTTTCTTTGCGGGGCATTTATCGCAGTCGCCGTAATAATCACACATTCTGTCACGTTGCTTTACATATTCAACAGCATCCATTATTTATACCTCCAATTTCTTCCATACCTTCATTTCTTGATATGTTTCCGATAATGTTACCCATTCACCGTTTTCATCCTTCTTCATTTTATTTTTCTCTTGTAATACAGCTCTAATTACATCGCCCTTTGATAATTGATGATTTGTCCAGAATTTCTTGCTAGCTCTATAGGTGCGTTCTGCACCATAGCATAGATTGTATAGTGTACAATAAACCGTACCATATCCTGTTGTTTTTACCTCTAACACTAGCCAATCATTAGGGTCTGAATTTGGGTCACTTACTGTACAATATCCTAGATACTCAAGTTGCCATTTAATACGATCAACAATAGTAGCTGGTTTGATATTAGCTTGCTTAATTAAAGCCGTTATCAATGCTTTATTGTCAATCTCTCTAAATTGCTTCTCAGTTTCTTTACCACAGCATGGTCTGATTACATCTATCATTATATCATCAAATGATGATTTTGTCAATACCTTTACTGAAATATATTTTTGATAAATCTCATATTCAGCAATGAGCCGATTTGGTTGAGCAAATTTATTAAAATATCCAAGATGGAATAGGATTTCAATAGCTTTCTTATTGATTCTTGGGTCATCCATAAGGGCTTGATATAGAGCGGCGCGATTCTTTATATCAGACTTTCCAAGCTCATATAGCGCCTCTGGTGCGCTCTTAGGCATATCCTTAATAGATGCCATAGTCTGTACGATACAGTTGTTAGCACGATCTATATTGAACGCCCTGTTGTCATCGCCAAATTGAATGTCTTTGAGCTTGTAGCCGCGCTTTAGCATCTCTTGCTTAATGAGTGCAACCTTGTCTTTTTCGCCCTTATCGGTAAATCGCTGAAGGACGCACTTGTAAAATTCAAGTGGATAATGCGCTTTAAGATAGGCAATCGTTACACTATCAATAGCCATACAATAAGCATGAGCGCTATTAAAGCCATATGCGGCGCTATTCTCAATGATTGTCCATACCTTATCAGCAAGCTCATGTGCCTTATTATTATCATCCGTTTCCCCAGTATCAAGAATAGCTTGGGCAAAATTCTTGATAAATTTAGGCTTTGCGTCCTTGATGATATAATCCTTTTTCTTGCTGATGGCCTTGATAATAGTATATGTCTCAGACATGGGGAATCCAGCAAAGCCAAGGACTTTCATTAGAGATTCCTGATATAGAATGAATGACGATGAGCAGTATTCATCTTGAAGCAAATCATCAAGCGCCTTGATGCCATAATCAAAATGTTGTCGTTGCTCAAATGTCTGGTACATAGATTGGAAAGACGGCCTGATTGCAGCTATGAACTGGGTCAACTCAGCAATATTCTTTGGCTTATATCGCATTACTTTTTGGGTTGACTTTGGCTGTTCACACTGGTTGACGCATTGTGTATAACCATCTGCGTAAATCTGCCATGTTGCATCATCATGTGCAATTTTTTCAAGAAGCTGGTTGACAGTGAATGGCTCGATTCCAGCCTCTTTATAAATATCATATGTCAAGCCGATTGAATCAACAATAAGATAATCTTGCTTTAGATAACCAAAAGCATCAATCGTACCCGATTCAATATTGGCTACAAGCACCTCTTTGCCAGTTGCTTCAGATTTACACAGGCTGATGCCAATGTCAGATTCAATGTCGCCCTCATAGCATAAGCAACCGCAGGGATGCCCCTTTGCAGTATCATAAATACCTAGATATTTCTTACATCCATCTACCAGCTCTTGATATTTCGGCTCGATATATTTATGAATATCAACCGTTTCACCATCTTCAGCGTGCTTCTTGGCTGTTTCATATCGGTCTATCTGCTTGCTTACTTCATTAGCTGTATCAGGCTCGACATTATATGCTCTTGCATACATTTTCCATGCGGCTTTGAATTTTAGTGTACCAAGAGCCAATAGGTCATATGTGCCAAGTTCGCCTACTAGGTCGCGCTGTGCTTGAATAAATGGCTGACGGTCACTGACGTTGTTATCAATATCAGGTGGCGTATGACTATCTAAGACGCGCTCTTTGGTCAAGAACCGCTCTGAATACATAAGGACTGGACTATTGACCTTATCAACTTTAGTAAGCCTCAAGAGCTTATTTAGATACATAGAGACAGCAGAACCACGCCCTGATGGAGTCAAGATGCCGCCATATTTCTCTTGTCCTCGCTTCATTACCATATATGACAAGATGAAATAATCAGCCATATTACAAGCCTCTATTTCACCTATATCATGCTTGATCTCTTGATAATACTGTTGAAGTTTGTCTTTGTTAATATCGGCTTTTTGCAAAACCCATTCATCTTTAAGAATCTGCTCAAAGATATGGTTGCGTTCTTCTTGTGTCTTATTGCGCAGCTCTTTTATAACAGGAACTTTCAATGAGCGGTCGAGCTTGATGTCCTCAAATTCAAACAGCACATTGGTATTATTGATAGCGGCTTTAATCTGACCGTCTGTCAGTACGCCTTGTTGCTTAAATCGATCAAATAGCACATCATAGGTTGGATAGTCCATATACCACCCATCTTCATCCTCATAATGGATGTTGCCCGATTTGAGCAATTCATCTCTATCAAGCATTTGTGATTCAGTGATAACATGGCTATCACATCCAGCGATAATTGGTACAAGCAATTCTTCACTAATTTGGATGATGTGCCGATTTAGTTCTTTCTGCTCTGGCGTGTCATGCGCCTGTACCTCAAGATAGAAATGGGGGAATGACTCGGCTAGATGCCTAACAATGTCGGCAATATCATCATATTTATTCCAGAAAGCGATACAAGCTGTTGTAATCATCACATCATCATATGACAACTGGTCAATCAACTCAAGGTCGATACGAGGACGCGCATAATATCCATCCTTATTAGCAATAGATAAAATTTTATTGATTGCTTTGCGCCCTTTATCGGTTCGCGCCAATAGTACAATATGACAGTTGCTTCTATCAGATTCGTGCCTGTCTTTTACCCAGTATGCTTCAGCCCCATATATCCATCTGATATTCGTGCCGTTCTTCTTATTAAATTTTTCTAGGTCATCATATTGTTTGAAATAATTACCAGCCCATCCATGCTCTACTGTAGTATAGATACATGATTTATCGCCATATCGTGCTTTTAGCTCATTCCAATAATCTATTGGTAAGAGCGGGCTATCTTTCATATATCTATTACTTAGAGATGTATGCTTATGGTAATTTACCCAAATTGGCTCATTGTTCATTTATGATTCACCGGCATAACCACGCCATCACCATTTTCAGCCTTGAAATAAATTGGGCTGATTCTATTTGCCGCATACGCCTTACAATCAGGCAGACATTCCATAGCATTAAGCAAATACTGCGGATTGACCCAAAGATTCAATTCCTCATCAAGTAGATAATCGGCTACCTTCTTATCATTGTTCTTTTCTTTGATTTTATGCGTCTTGATATATACCTTGAGTTCTCCAATATCAGGCAGGGTAATTTCCTCAGAGTCATATATTGGTCTAACAATCTGCTCAAGCTGCATTTCCTGTCCATGATATTTTTCATCAATCTCAGGAAGGAGTGGCTTTTCATTAAATCTAATAGCTACATAACTGTCACATACACAATACAGTGTTGAGCCATCTTTTGTCTGATTTGTAAACATACCTTCAAGCATAGGGTGATTGCGCAATTCAGCATTCTTGATGATACGATTAGCCGCAGTTACAATCGACTTAGTGCCAGATTTCTTTGATTGCTCAATGAGCATATCGGCTTCAAGCTGATTCAGCACATTATTCATCTCATATGCCATACTTGTCATGCCCTCAGCAGTTACAGAATCACACCATGTTTTGATAGTATCATACAGTCTTTCAATGGTCATAGTCAATCCTCTTTCGCTTTGAATGCGACACATTCGCCAACTGCCACATCTCTAAAATTAACAAAATTCATTTCGTTATAATAATCCTCGACCGCTTTTTCTACAACTTCTGGATGTTCTTTCAAATAATTGTCCAATCTATTGCAAAGATATTCAAACAGCGTTGTAGTCATAGTTATTCACCTCTCGCCTTTTTGTCAGTTCTAAAATCTACTACTCTATTATTAGGGTCAAAATCCTGTGATGGTTTAGGCATGATTTCATCTATCATATCATTAAACCATTTATAGCTATGCAATCTGTTCCACAAATTCTCAAATTGTTCTTCTGTAAGAACTGGTAACTTGAATTTATCACCCATACCAACAACCGCCCCTTTCATTTGATACTTGGATTATATCATAGATTGGAGCGGTTGTCAAGAGGGTTTATTTATTTTTCTTCTTTTTCTGGTTCTGTTTTATTGGTAGTCCAATAGCTTTGGTTTAATATCGGTTCTGTAGTTGTTGTTCCTCTTATAGAATAGCAATGAAAACAATCGCCATCACAATAAGCCCAGCCTTCTCCACATTTTCTCATCTGCATATCCATCAAAAATACACCTTCTGATCTTGCTGAGTACATATTACCCTACTTGATTTACCTTGTTTGATTAGCTCATCCTGTAGAGTATTAGCAAATTCTACCTTGCTTGAAAATTCACTATGTACTAAGCACAGCTTATCATAATCTATATTCTGATAATATTGCATGAGCTGGTTATAATTAGCATGAGATGAAAATGTATTCAAGCAATATATCTGAGCATTATTTTGAATCATTTCCCCATCGAGCATGATTTCTTTTGTACCATGTTTGATTTCATATGCAAGCGTATTAGGACTAGCATAGCCAGAGAATAGCACGGCATTTCGGTTATTAGGCAGGATATATTTGAGATGCGCCAAAGCCCGTCCAGCATTGAGCATACCACTACTAGCCACTATAATGGCTCGTTCATTTGATTGCTGAATAGCTTGGCTTTCTTCCCATGATTCAATTAGCCTCAAGTTGAGCTTATCTTCATATTCTAGTTGCTCTGACCATGCTCTATAAATACGACAAGCAAGTGGCGAATCAAGATAAACAGGAATCATCTGCCCGTCAATTTTGCGCTCTGTGACTCGTGTGCGCCATAGAACATCAAGAATATCCTCTACGCGCTGTAAGCTAAAAGCTGGCATCAAGATACGATTATATTGACAGATAGCTGCATTGATAATCTGCTCATCATACCAGCGATCTTTCTTCATGCTATAGCATCTTGTCGGGTCACTATATGTGCATTCTCCAACCACCACATTACATCTTGGCAATGGCTCGATTGGCGGCACAGATACACTCTTAGCCTCTGTATTGAAATCACCTGTAAAGCCAATGCGCTTGATGCTATAACCCTGTTTGATTTCCAACACAGCTTGAGCTGAATGAATGATATGACCGGCATGATAATATGTCAGCTTTGCGCCGCCTACAATGGTCGTAGGAACCCCAAACGGCACTTCAACAAGCCATTGCATCACCTTATCAATATCAGTCTCAGTAGCCAATGGCGGCGCTTTGATACCATGCTTATTCTGCATCTTTAAGCTATCCTGCGCCATGATTTTAATGCAGTCATCCATCATTATCTTTAGGATAGGAATTGAGCCTTGAGGGATATAGATGTAGGCTTGCATACCCATAGCAACAGCGGCAAGTAGATTTGCGCAATGGTCGTTGTGGAGGTGGCTGATTATAACGCCGTGTATTGTCTTTGGCTTGATTTTCTTCATCTGGTCACGATTAGCACGATAATCAGCCACTAGGTTATTGGTTTGAATTAGACCCATATCAACAGCTAATTTGATATTGTCGAATCGAACAATCGTGCATGAGCCGGTTACAGATGCGGCATTACCACCAATGAAATGTAGATATGGCTTGGATGTGCCAGATGATTTAGCTGGCATTATCCGCCTCCTCATCTTTTTTACCAGTAGGCAAATAAGCCCATGCTATGACATTATCCCAATTACCATTAAAATCCAAATAAATCAGACCATAGATTCCACAACATCCATCGCTCATACAAGTATCTTGATGCACCCAACCTTTTTTAGTTAGAATAAGGATGTCTTCATCCTCATTTGGCATCTGACAATTAAATACATATGATGGATATTCTTCTGCGCTTAGACCATGTTCTGCAAATTCTTCAAGTTCTTCCTCGGTGGGCGGTCTGGTTACAACATCATGCCATACAATTTTTTCAATCCATTCCATTAAGCTAACTTACCATCCTTCCTCATCTTTAGCACATTTCTCAACACACAATCCATACAATTCAAATCAGCATCATTCCACATTTTATCCCTCTGTGCCGTCATGCGTGGGTCGATTTTTACATATCGGTCACAATTTGGTTGATAATCACAACGCATACAAGGAATTTCATAGATATGCTTAGGTCTACGGCTCATTCATATTCCTCCTCATCTTCAGGCTCGGACGGTAAGCTAAACCCAATGGCTTGAGTAATAGCAGGGCTAGGCGCAATCTTTTCAGCGGCAGCTTCATGCTCTGCTTTATCAAGCTCTAGCTCCATCGACATTCGGTTAATCTTGGCATTGATAACTGACTGTACTAAATCCACAATCGAGCCGCACAGAGGCAACAGTGAGCTTACAAACAGGACTGCGCCTCCTGCAATCCATAGCGGCGTTAGATGGTCTTTATTCATAGGCGATTATCCTTTACTTCATAAAATAATACAAGAATCCAGAGAATGAGAAAGATAAATAGAATTAACCCATCATCCATTATCAGCCTCATCCTCATTGTCTACTGGTGTAGACATTTCTCTCATTTTCTCCATCCTGCCATCAGCCTCGCCAACCTTAGCTTTGATTAGGTCTTTAATCGCCTTAGCCGATGTTAGCGGCGCAATCTGTTTGCTGATTTCATAAATACAAGCATCCCAACCAGTCATTAGGCCGCGATTGAAATGCTCCTTCAGCTTTTCTTCAATGCTCTCAGCAATAATTTCTTTCAGCTTATCGTCAGACATAATTCCCTCCTACTTTAATGTCACATCTTGGACAATACACCTCTGTTACTGGCTCGTAACATGGCGGTTCATCCACTTCTGGATGATAAACCATATGAGTATATGATTCTAGCTTAGAGCCACATTCAGGGCATCTATTCATTACCTCTAGCTCTCTAGTTGCCGCATATGCTAAGCGCATATCCTTGAGCGATGCTAGATATAATAGGCAATCTACCGCAATGTCTTGGTTACTATCATAATAACCTAGAACAGCCTCTACAACTTCATCGTGCATATCGGTCATTCTACTAGCTCCAAATTGGAATAATCTGTAACAAATTTAGCACCGGTCGCATTACTTTGAACAAGCGCTACCTTAAACGGCTTTCGGTCAATCACGTTGGTGTAATAACCAACATATTTTACAGTATAATCAATGAGCTTGCTCGGCCAGTTACCTACGGCATTTGCCTGAGCGACATCAATCAAGTCTTGAGTAGGAACTTTATAATCCGAGAAGAAATCGATCACCTGTTTGACGTTATAACAATCGGCCCGATTAAATCTAACCTTATCCCCAACCTTAATTTCTCTTGGCTTCTTTGCCTCAGCCATTCTTTCTTTTAGTTCATCAATACCAACCTGTAGCCGCCAATCATCCTCAGGATGGCAACGAGCTTCTACCTTCTTACCGTCTTTACTTGTCATCACCATGCGATTACCTTCAATATGTAGGTCATAATCACCCTCTAGCCACTTAGGCGCTAGATTCTTTTCATAGAATTTGTATTCTAGCTTCATATCTTTCTTCATCCTTTCTTTCATAATTTCATCCCATAGACTATTGAATACATCGTCCCACATCATTATTGTATCCTCCTCAATTAAAAATTAACAACGCTCATTGCGTTTACTGCTCTCTGCTCGGTGCGCTTAACATATCTGGACGTAATCTGGATTCCGCTATGCCCCATTGCCTTACTAATGACCTCAATAGGTACATCAGCCTCAGACATCATAGTAGCAAATGTGCGGCGCATTGTATGATTGCTGATATGCAATTCCTCCCAATTCTCAATGCCAGCTTTTCTAGCACATACCTTGAGCATTGCACTGGTATTCTTACCATCCATCTTATTACCACGATTACCAACAAACAGATATTCACAGCCATCTTTGCGCTCATTGGCAATATAGCTATCAATCAGCTTGATCGTCTCATCGGCCAATCCAACCAATCTATCCTTATCACCCTTGCCACGGATAACCAGTACATTGTTGCTACGGGATTCATACTGTTCAAGCGTGATATTAGCAAGCTCATGGATACGCAAGCCAGTTTGAGCAAGCATCATGATAATCGCCTTATTGCGCAGATTAGTCGCAGCATTTACCATCGACCTTACCTGTTCGCCATTAAGCGCCGATTGCTCACGATTCTTAATCTGCGGCGCTTCAAGCATCTCAGCCGGATTGCGGCTGATAAACTCGTTCCTATATAGGAACTTGAAATATTCACGAACCGCAGATGTTCTCTGGGCAACAGATGCAGAGCTGAGATTACTCATGCTGGACTGCCACAGCTCAAGGTCAATCTGCTTGATTTCGGCTTCAGGCTTATTGACATATTCCAAGCAATTATTGATAGCTTTAGTGTATTCACGGATAGTACCCTCACTACGATGCTTTGCTTTGAGACTCATAACAAACAGTTCATTCATGTTTAAACCTCCTCAACAACACCCTTGTAACCATAACTGGTTTCAAATGAAGCCCAAGACTTGCGATTGCTTCTCGTGTACCAATGCGGCGTATAAACAAAATCTTCATCAGCATCAACGAGCTTACGAAGTGCGTCTCTGAGACAAGTCGCCTTAACAGTGTACCACAAACCACGAATTTTGAAGTTTCTCATAATATTCAGCTCCTTCATTTGATGATTTAAGTATAGCACCATAGCGGCGATTTGTCAAGTGTTATTTTAGAAAAATCCCTACAATCTTTCGACCATAGGGATTTTTAACAGGAGGATTATTTACTCATTGATTTCTGCTTTTAGCGTGCTTGTCGGCTTAAACGTCAGAGCATACTTGGCAGGAACTTCAATGGTTTCGCCTGTCTGTGGATTACGAGCAGTACGAGCATCACGCAGCTTTGTCTTGAATGTACCAAAGCCATGAATCACCACATCTTCATGCTGGACTAGGCTGTTCTTTACATAGTTGATAAATTCATCAACAATTTCCTCAGTATCCTTGATTGTGTTGTCTGTTGACTGAGCTACAAACTTGATTAGTTCCTTCTTGGTCATAAATTCCTTTTAATTTCCTTTCAATTTCTAATAAAATTTTATTAAAACAAGTCGCAATGTTCATGCGCATATTGACTTGATATATAGGGTTATTTTGTCGCACTATTAACTACTTACAGGCACTCACTTCGCCAAGCCCTATATTATTTTGCGCGGAATAGACTATCACCACGCTATGAGCCTGTGTCGAATATCGCTCTTTGTCCAGTTTTCTGTCAGCTGGCAAACACCTCATCTAATGCGCACTCAATGAGGATTTAAGGCGTTACTTCATAGCATCAGGTGGTCAACCATCAACTATTCAGCAACTAGCATTACAACCTATAAACTAGACTATCCGCAGTGACCAAATCTTGAGGACGGCCTTACAAAGCTAGGATTTTCAGCTTTTCCTCCAGACGTCTATCAAGTGTGCTTACAATGCTAGTAGAGGCATGATAGACGTTTTGACCGTGGTAGGATTCGAACCTACATCTCAACCGCTATGGACGGAGAGTATTACCAATTAGGAGACGCGGTCATATGGTAGTAGGCTTTAGGCTCAACCTACAGGAACCGCCATTGATTTGTTTTTATCGACCCTAGGCATCGATTGGCTAGTAATCCAAACAATGGTCAACAAACCATAACTACTGGTTATGATAGCAAGCGAGGCCGCGCGTGACCTCATCTTATATAAATTCCTCAATTACCATCGACAGGTGTAATTATGTCCTCAATATACGTTTTTGAGTAATGTCTACTCTCATTGAGTACCTTATATAAAATTGCGCTACTTGCTATCATATGGAAATGGGCTTTAAGCATCAACCCATTAGAAGCAAATCAATAAACCTACACTCTAACCTAGTCCTAAGACTGCTAGAACCTCACCCTGTTTTTGTATGCCTCGCCTCAGCTTATTGATTACAACTTTAATTAGTAGCCCTTAGTTGCCACGGGGTCAATCTCTGCTTAATCCGTCTGGTTCTCGTTATCGACATGATTGACTGCATATGCCTTTATGCTGTTAAGCAATTTAACTTCCTCTCACCAGCTCGATTTGCATTTGATAATGGAGTGCTTATGACACATTCTCATCTCCATATTAGTAGTCTATAAACCAGCCACTATATATCGTTTCAAGTGGACTTAATGGTAGCTCAGGTGGAATTCGAATCCACACTTTACGGATTTTGAATCCGCTCCCTCTGCCAATTGGGGTACTGAGCCATATTTATCTCAAGCCGACTTCCTGCCTCATAGCTATTTCTAGCATCGGCTCGTGAATGATGTTTACATAATATCCTTATATCACCTTCGTCGTTACGTTTTTGCATGGATGCTAACGTGGCACGATTGGGCGCGACCCCAATTCTCTAGTCTGTATCTGCCGCTTCTCAAACTCTGCGCAGACCCCAGTGCGGGCGTGATATAGATTTGACGGTTATCTTCAAATCCGGTCGGATATTATATTGTTTGTCAATCCCAATCCCTTTTATTATGCCGAACAGATTGACTAGTGCGCCCTACTTGGCATTAGGCAATTACGCCATTTATGCTTATCTCATTTGTCTTACGCACGTTCCCTTGCTCGCTTTTTTATCAAAGACCGACATACCACATAGGATATGCGGTTAGCTTGGTTTGCCTATCGCACGAGCAATGATAGGTTTTTTTACGACAATATGGTAGCTATGACCCGGTTTCATGGTCAATTACGAAGAGCAGTTAAAAGTTGTTACCTTTTACTTAAAATCTCTCTTCAACCTCTTACGAGGGACTAAGCCGTATCATTCGGATTTCCCGACTCATTTCGACTTGCGGATTTGTTACCTACCGCTGCACTACCTGCTAACCTTTCTATGTTAGCCCCGACCCGTCTGTTCAACTATCGTTAGCTATTGCCGAAGTGTTATTGCACTCTACTCCATATGGAAGACCTATTTGATCGTTCGAGTGCAACATATGATGGCTGTTCATCAAACTCCACTTAGCTGTTTCGTAACGCCCATCTGAACTATGTCAGGACTCAGCGATTTCAGCACCATCATCTTTACATTCTCAATTATACCACACTTGATTTTATTTGTCAAGCATTATTTTTCATACACTAATAATCAATAAATTTTCTTAAACATCTAACCATACAACTTACCCTACTTAATCAACTAATCTGAATTTTCTTCATTATTAGTCAATGATTTCTTTGCTAGACGAGCCGATTTGAGTCGTTCTGCCGCTGCTTGCTTCTGTTCGTCGGTCATTGAGCGAGTACGAAACGGGTTGTTGCCTAGGCGAAATGGGTACAGATTACAGTCATGGATGGTGCAATTCTTTACTTCATAAGCCGAGCCACAACAACATTCCAAGCAGTGTTGCCTGATGGCTTTTAGTGGAGATTTTTCCATATTACTTAAACCTCTTAGCAATCGCCTTGTCAACCATTTCTTCAAAATACTTGACAACTTGAGCATCCGCATTTTTCAGCTCTGAGAAAGACGGCGCAAGTGATTTGATTTCTTGCTTCTTGAGAATTGCGGCACTCACATTCTGTACTACCTTATCAATAATCTCGGACTTGTTTTCTTTAACAATCTGACGTGCTTCTTCTTCTGTTAAGCTGTATTTGCCTTCTGTCAATAGATTTTTTGTTATTGATTTTACTATGCCATCTCTGATGTCTCTCTTAAAATCATAGGAATCATATCCTTCATACCAGCTATCATCAATATCAAAATATAGTCTCATATTATCACCTCATTAGATTTAGATTTTATCATGGTAGCGGCGCAGAGGGTCGAACTCTGATTTTGCCCCAATCGAGAGCTAAACTGGGTATAGGCCAGCTGGCTTACCATTAACCGACACCGCCATTTTCGTTTGAGCCTTTTATCGTCATGCTCAGGACTATATTCTAGGAGGTTCACAATGAAGAACTGTAATTGAGATTGCCCAATCTCTCAACCACATCTGTATTATACCATAAGATTCGCTGTTTGTCAAGAATTATTTTCAAGCAATTTATAAAATTTTTCTTTCCATTCATCATTCCATAAATCAACCGCAAATTTTTCTCCGGTTCTCGTATATTCATACATACAAGCGCCAACACAATTCGCAATATATAAATGAATATCTAACGAATCTTTTGATATTTCAGCCTGTTTATACATTATTTCTACAAAGTCGACTAACGCGTTGTCCATATTATACCTCAAAAATCATCATTTGTCAAGAACAAATTTTATTTATTTCAATAAATTTTTCACAAGCCAAACCATTTAGAACTGGTACTTCATCACATCTATATCCCCACAGTCCAGTTTCTCGGTCATAGCAATCTACACGGCAAATGAAATCGCCAATTTTGAAATAGGTGTTAAGCATATCTCTATCCTCACCAATCTGCATTGATTACAATTTTATCTCTGTCACTAAGAGCAGATTCTATTAACCACAACACTTGATTCATTTGCAACGAACTACCAAAATCAGGCTGATTTACAAATTTGATAAGCTCATCAACTTGTTCTTCATTAAGCGCCATATCCTTACCATACATGGGCTGTGAATATGGTTGCCCTTTTACATATGGCTTATAGTAGCCAATAGATTCAAGAAATTCATACCACCATCTACCACCGCAATTTATTGTATCAACAGCTCGATATGTCACCAATTCGCCGCAATGTGGACAATAAATCGGTTCTGCGCGGCTAATGGTAATATCTAATCCCATATATCATCATCTCCATTCATTTGATAATTGGATTATACCATATAGAATTTGATTTGTCAAGCATCTTTTTCAAATTTATTTTTAATATCCGTCCACTTTTTAATCTGGTCATCTACACGCACCCATGTACCATGATACATATCAGCATCAAACCACCATATACCATAATAGAGACTATAATAATTAAGATTCGCCTCATTTATAATGGTTGGGAATGGATTACCAAATCCACAATAGTTAAATAACTCCTTAACAAATTTTATATCGCTCTCATTGCCAACTGTAAAAGCATATACATCATTATCAAAATCGGCCCATACGAATGCGACATCATCAAATTTGATTTCTGTCCCATCTTCTCTATAAAATCCAAGACAACTGTCTTTGCGTTTCGTTACATCTTTATATCTACATACCCACTCATGGCAATGCGCCTCATATTCATCATCAAATTCTGCGCCGCAATATTCACATTTATAAATCGTTGTTTCAATCATTTCTTAAATTCCTCCGTTGCCTGTTTAATAACACTGATTATACCATATACCAAAAGAATACCAGTGCCAATAATTGCCAATGCAAGTACGACAAGTCCAGAATAACGAACAATATTCCATAATACATCAATCATCAACCTCATCCTCCTCGTCATCTAAGATATACTGAAGAATAGTTGTATATGTATTTATTTTTGTTTTTGCTTTAATTTTTACAATTTCATCCGTTGTATTATCTCTAATCTCTGTAATCTTATCAATCATATAAAGACAAAAATCAATTACATCATCCAACGTTGTTTTCATTATTCAAATAATTCCTCCATTTCTCTAACATGATATTGCCTATCTTTCAGATCATCCACCCTAGTTCTAGCCAATTCCCAATTTGAACCAGCAAAGCCGCTTTTCATCACATCAGATATAATCTGCTCGTCTTTATATTTGCGCCGTTCGAGCCGTAAATCATGTAGCAGCTTATATATCTTATATCCATCTCTAGCATTATATGAATTGAACTCAATAGCATGAAGTACGTCTTGAATTTTATTCTCTACCTCTTGCAGCTTATATTCAACATATGTCGCTCTTGCTACAAGCTGGTCATGCAGATCACAGAATGAGCCAATTTGCGCCAATGCTGAATCATAATTGACTAGGTCTACATTTGTAAACTGGTCGAAATCGACGGGTTTAGATGGTGCATCAATCTGTTGCACAAAATAGCCCAGATTACGCATTTGCTTTGGCAGATTAGAAAGCGCATTTTCGGCTTTGATTTTATCGTTGAATTGAAATGATTCATTTAATTCGGGCGTTGGTGTCCATTGCCCTATTGCATTGTGCATGAGATAGTATTTATTATTGTAGAGTACATACATAGTTATCACCTACGGTTCAATTATACCATATTCATTTACCTTTGTCAAGAGGATATTTGCCCATTCTGCATTTTCATCTTCGGCCAGATAGAAAAATTTATGACCGCCAATCGTCATCGCATAATTCTGAGATTCATGCCATGGACTATCGCACCATCTTGGTGCATAGAAAAACAGAATCGGCTTTTCGGTCACGAATTGCCCCATATCGAAAATATCATGCACAGCATCCATGACTTCAATATACATTTTTCTATCCTGCTTATCCAAATCCGGATTCCAACCGGCATATTGGTAGGCCTCTTTAACTTCACGAGCCGTCAAGCCATCTTTAATCATTGCATCAAAATAGCACTGGGCAACAGCCAGCTTACCTTCATATGGCTCATAAGCGCATTCGCCAGCTACTACAGATTCAATAAACCAACGGTCATCCTCTGTCAGATTGATGGGCGATTTATAACGTTCAATTTCAGATTCCTGTTCTACAATCTGTGGCTCGATGTAGATATGCTGAGGCTCAACAGATTCCTCAATCGGCTCGGTCTTAATTGTATATTGCACAGATTGCACGTTATGGCTCGATTCGAATGGACTCAGGATAATACCCATACATCCAGCCAATCCAAATAAGGCAAGCCCAATTCCTGCAACGGCATATCTAGTTGTACGCTTCATTTTAATTTACCTCCTCAATAATCATTCTTCGTTTTGTGGCTCGTATATATGTATATCACATTTGATTCTATTTGTCAAGTACGAATTTCAATTTTCATTTTGGAATTGTAAATATCAATTCCGATTTTAGAATTTCATTTTCCACATATATTTACAATCTCGAAAGTCATTTTTCATTTTCCAGCTCGTGCATATATAGATATCTATATACATACACATATACAATAACAATAATCATTATCATTTTCATATCCATATATCAATCAATCGATATATTAGCATATCCATCTACATATACATTTACATATTCATATGCAGATACATCTACATCATCATGCACATAAATGATGCAGATAGCAATACGCATGATGTAGATAGATATGTTTATAAGCAATACGCAGCTTTATATCTATGGACAGAACCATTACTTTCATACACATATCACGATTTATATTAGTATCAAAGTCAACATCATTCACATTTTTCATATGAATATTCGCTCACTCATCACATTTTTTCATAGGAGATTTGTGTACATTTACACATTTTTCCGTCGTAAAATAATGTGCGGCTGTCGATTTGCAACTTGCCTATATAACATAAGACGCGCAAGCTATGAACGCAGATTTCACCATAGCCATGTCGCGCCATCTGTGCCGATTTGAGCCGAGTTTGTACTTATCCTAGGCAAGATATGTCTACAGCAGATTTGAGCCGCTATGCCTTTCTTGAGCCGTCCTGTTTGTTTGCATAGCACCTCCGCAATTATATATAGGCATATATTACTGGGGGAAAAATTCGTTTGACCTAATCCGCACACGCGCACATGAGAAAATCCGGCTCGATTTTTCCCGCGCAAATCCATTATATGTACTGTATATTGCTGGGAAAAATGTAAAAAATGTAATGTGCGTTCGTGCTTATGCGCGCTCGACCCATCGATTTTTCACTTCATTTGAGTAAAGCATGGTGGGAAAATATGGTAGTTAGAGCCGTCTAACCGAATTTGTAAAAAAATGGAAATAGCCTGAAAAGTTGGAAATTGTGCAGATTGTATAATACAGCCACGCGCCGGTTGTGCATATTGTACAATGCTATCCTGGCGGCTCTAGTGGACGTATGCGGCGCGAACTATGCAGGAGCTATAGAAACATAGGGAAACAAAGAAAAGCCCGCCAGCAGACCGCCAGCGGGCTTATATCCGTATTTCTGTTTTACGGCAGTAAATCATATCTATCATATCGGGCCGATACGATCATATCATCGTGAACGTCCTGCGTTCCCATATCGCAGAAGATACAAGTGATATCATCTCCAACTTCATAATCACCTGTATCTGTATCAAATACGTAGACCATGCCGCCCGAAGTTTGAACAGAAACACGATCCGTATTCTGGTCTACGGTTTCAACTGCAATGCAGCGGCTTGCGTCTGCATAGATTCCATATTTTAGGATGTTGGCATTCTTTTCTTTGGTAGCGGAAAACAGCGAAGAAATCAAAATTGCAATAGTGATAATAGCCTTCATTTTATTTTACTCCTTCCTATTCTCACGCCTTCAGCGCCTCTTCACGGACTTTTCAGCGCGTCGGCATATAGTTTGACGTTTTTTCTGTTTGTGGCGTGACGGGCCTTCTATGCCGTTTCAGGCGGTATAATAGCCGCGCCGATATAACTCCGCTTCTGCGTCTCTCTCTGCTTTGCAGTCAGCAGCATATAACGCGCCCGGCATCGGCTTATTGCAAGCGCGGAAATATGCGGCACGATCCCGCGCCCATTGTAGCACGTCCAGCAGTTCGTCAATGGTATATTTTTCCATGGTAAAATCCTCCTTAGCAGTATTCAAAAGTTAACTTGTCATAGTCGTAAATTGTAATATATCTGGCAGGAATTGACGCAATTTCAATATGTTTTACGCTTCTCAAGTGATTTTTCAATGCTTTTTGACTGGAAAATTTTGTGGTAGTAAAACAGTATTCCCCATTGATATAGCAACGAATTTTTCTAGTTTTTCCCATTGTAAAATCCTCCTTACAATTTACAATTTTTTACAATAAAATCCATTGCTTCTTCTTCCGTATCAAATGTTTTTACCTTATTTTCCCAAGTTTTGCAAGTATACGGATTTCCAGCCCATGCAACAAAATAAGGATTTTTTACGCCTCTGCAATGATATTCCAAAATGCCAACATATCCATCTTTTGAATGAATATAATACGTATCAAAATAAGCATTCCCTTGTCTGTAAATCTTTTCCATAATAAAATCCTCCCCATTATTTACAATTTTTTACACTTTGCACCCGCTCGACTACATTGTAAAAAAGTGGCAGAATTTCGGCGGGCGCGGGCTTGTTTCTTGACACTGGCAATAATTTACAAATTTGTAAATAATCTGCATCACTGTCAATATGGTAGTTGATGGAATCTGCAAATTTCTGGAGTTGGTATAATTTTGAATCCCAGTATTTTACAGTGTGCATATGTTAGCCTCCTAAAATCATATTGACAAGATATGGAATCCAAAACAAGCTGGAAATTGCTACCAGACCACCCAGAAATTGGAATACCCAGTAAATGGGATTCAAGCGGCGCTTGTGTTTCCTATTTTTTACCAGCATAGCAGCACGTCCTCCAGATCGTTGTCTTTACAGAATCCGCACGCCGTAAAATCAGCGCCGGAAATTTTCCACGTTTTACCCCATTTTTCCGACTGACCATATTCAAGCGTTGCGGGCTGGAGCGCATTCAATTCTTGCATACGCTTTACAAGTCTATCGCGCATTGCGTCATATTGTGCCGCCGTTTCCAGCTTCAGACCGCGCCGCAATCTATGATCGATAATGCACTCCGCAACCGCTTTTAATATTCCCGCGCTACGCTTTTTTGCGTCAGTTCGGAAGAAAAAATCCGTCTGCGTCATAGCGTCGAAGGTGGCGTATCCCTTGTAAATTTGTTCCATTGTAAAAATCTCCTTTTTTATAAAATGTTCATGGAATAGGGCTTTTTGAGCGGAAACCCTTTAGAAACCGCGCGGAAATGTTTAACCGTAAAATTCTACAACAAACACCGGTTTTCCATCGCTGAGATACTCACCGGCAGCTTTCACGGCTTCCCTATTGCATCCAGTTCCACCGAAGCCGGAAGTTACCATGCCAGCCGCCCGGAAAGCAGCTTCGGCGGCCGCGCTTCCTTTATCATATCCATAGCCGCTCGCTTTGCCCGAACCATACGCCCAGTTTTTTTCACCTTTGAACCATACGCAAGCGTAAGCCGTTGATGCAGTTGCGCCGATTCTGAGATCTACCAATTCAATCATTGTTTCGCCGTCAAAAGTGATCGCCTTGAACCCTTTGTAAAGATGCTTTGCTTCCTGGTCTCGAATATACGCGCTCATTGCTTCCTTCGGTTCAAAAGATTTTACAGTGATTTCCATTTTTTTTGTTCCTCCTAAAATGTTATCAATTTTCAAACTGTCTGCGAAATTCTTTCTGATGGCGCGTTGTGGTATTGCTCCATTTTCCAAGATCTTCTACTTTGCCATTGACACAACGGGAAACAATCGTGTTGTAACTCTGGAGTTCCAAGGTTCCATTTTCGTAATCAATAACATGTGCTTTACCATAAAAGCTCTTGCGTGCATCGAATCGGGGTTCAAGTTCGTAAATTCTCATGGTTTTGTTTCCTCCTAAAATGTTTAGTTTTGTTGTTTACTGATAATAGCGGCGATTATAGCAGCTCCCACGATACGAAAGAAATTCTTCTTCGGGTTCGTTGCTACGTTCGTACCAAACTTCACAAAATTCCGGGCGCGTGCGGTGAATATCCTTGCAAAGCTCCTTTGCATCTGTTGCTGTCTTTCTGGTTCCGAAGTGCACTTCCGTATAATCGCAAGCGTGACGGTCGTACCCTTTTGCAAAAATATAATACATTTTTTAGTCCTCCTTAAAAATTTTTAGTATGGCATAGCGCTTTTTTATCTGGTAAAAAACGCTTGAGAAAAACGCCCTTGCATATCGTATCAAATGCAAGTTTGATATATGCGAACTATACGCGCCGCACATCACGCTGATTTTTTGTGTCCTCCTCTTTTCTGGTTATTTTGCCCGCTTGCGTCGCAATACTGCCTTTATCAACTAAGCGGGACTTTTCATGTTATTCACTTGCCAAGGTACAACCGGCGCTTCGTGCCGTGTCGTTGTTTCGCTCTGTATGCTTTCATTATAGGCATATAGCCGGAAAAGTCAAGAGCTTTATTATAAAAATATTGTACAAAAAAGTACGGCTGATTTTATGCAGATTGACGAAACAGATATTCTTATATATATAGTATATAATGCTGGACAACGTGAAAAAGCTACAATGCCGATCAGAGGCCGTAGAAGCCCCGTAGCGCCGTTTTTGTGTTCATACGTGAAATCATACGGCAAAGAAAAGTATTCCGTTATACAGTTTTTATACAGTTTGATTATTCACTGTTTTAATGGTAAATAGCTATGATATGCACTCAAAAAGTTAGAATATACTAAAATTGTATTGATTATTGTATATTATGCAATGAATATACTGTATAATTATTCATTCCTATATTATTGAGAATCATTCCTATTATTTAATCAGTATGTTTATATCGATATTGATTATTATATATTTTTATCGATAGATTGTATCGATATATATAGCTATATAGTGTACTGATTAGAATAGTTACAATATAGTTACAATGTGTTGCATAGTTGTAGCTATATTTGAATATCGATATAATAGTATTGAATATGACTGTATCTTGTGTAGTGTATTAGATATACTAATTGGTATAATATGGATAGTTGAGTAAATGGTGTTTACTGGTAGGAGTAAGTGGTGTTTACCAAAAAACGCATAATGTGTAACGCGCGATATATAACGACCATTATATATCAGTTGATTTTTATGGACTAAAAAATCTGAACTATCGTAGTAGTCTGAAGAAAAA